CCTGGAACATTAAATACACTTAATGAAATTGCAGCGGCTTTAAATGATGACCCAACATTTACAACTACAGTTAATAATGCTATAGCAACTAAACTGCCACTTGCTGGTGGTACCATGACAGGAAATATATCACATGCTTCTAATTTTACTGTTAGTGCTGGAGGGAATATAACACTTGATTCTGCTGGAGATATTATTCTTGATGCAGATGGTGATGATTGGAAATTTCACGAAGGTGGAACTGCTGTATTCGAAATCAAGCATGAATCACATGGTGTTGATTTCTTGCTCAATACTGGCAATGAAGATTGGAGTTTTAGAGGCTCTGATGATGGTACAACTATTACAGCTTTACAGCTTGATATATCAGATGCCGGTTTTGGTAAATTTAATGGCGCATTAGCAGTACAAGGTCAGTCTAGTGCTCATTTAGCCAATAGTGGAACGCTTTCTTTTGACTCAAATAGTTCTACAACGGAATTAAGTTCTTATGCAAATGATGCAACATCATTTGGAAATATAGCATTTAAAACAGGTTATGGCGGTGCTGCTCCTACTACGATGATGCAAATTCAACCTGGTGGTGTTGCTATAGGAACACATAACCCACAAAGAGAGTTGCATGTAAAATCTTCTGGCTCAGGAGTAGCAGCCTTTGAAAGTACTGGTGCAGGATTAGCTATACAAGGTAATAGTAGTACCACAGCCCTAACTGAAATTGTTGGATATAAACAGACTGGTGGTACTTATCACGACATAAACATTCGTGCGGTGAGCTCAGGTGCCCAATTATTTTTAGATACAAACGGACATGTTGGTATTGGAACTGACTCACCTACGGCTGGTTCGTCAAACACAACAACATTAGAAGTTGCGGGAGCAACAGTTGTTGGTTTTGCTGCAGGCTCTCCATTCAACACTGCTGGTAGAAAATATACCTTTGAATCTCGTTATGCTGGTTCAAATCATTTATCAATAGGTTATATTGCAGATGGATCTACTCATGCGCAGGCATTTGTTGCATCACAAAACAACCTTCCATTGTGGGTAGGGGTTGGTACTAAAAATAATATCAAAATGTTGAGTGACAGAAGTACTCAATTAACTGGATATGTAGGTTTTGGAACTTTTAGTGCTGGTGCATCAGACGATGTTGATACTACTGTAACTAAAGGTGCAAGACTAAGGTCAATGGGTGGTCGTGGCGGACAGCCAAATGTATTAGGTTGGGACCATTTAGATAGAAGCAATTCAGCCTTTGACCATAATTCACCGATTACATCTTCTTTTGTTAGTAGCTATAACGTGAGCTTTAGTCAACTTGATGGAACTGGAAACAATCGATGGATGTTAGGAGACGGTCCTAATGGAGGATTAACATGGATATGGCAAGGAAAGAATTCTAATTCTAGTAACAGTGGAGGCCAAGCTGGTTGGGATTGCGGCAGTATTGGAATAGATAGTAACTATACTTACATGCTTGTTAACTATGTCAAAAGAATGACAAGCACAGCAACAGGAACATATTATTATGGAACACAGGGTATATATGACCAAAATGGAAATAGTTTAAATAATCCATATATGACAATCACAGCGACAAGTAATTTACCTCTTGGTGTTTGGTGTGCTGATGTACATTTCATAGTATCACATCAATATACAGGAAATGCTTCTTTGCTAAATCAGGGATTATGGAGAATGGATACAGGTGCTAGATTACAAAACTGGGCAAACCAATTTAGTGGTGTTAACCTATATAGATCCTATCCATCTTCTACGACAACGCATGGTATAGGATTCAGAACATATTTATATTATGCAGTACCAGGTGACGGCACGACACTACATTGGGCCCAACCTGCAATTTATAAATGTGACGGCACAGAGCCAACAATAGCTGAAATAAGAGGTGGAGATAAAACTCTGGCATATAGTGTTACTGCAGCATAGGAGGAATAATGGCACATAGATTAGATCACGGACAACCAATTTTTCCAGGAGCTCCTGGAGAAGATGCTACTGATTTATCAGGTTCAGATAGAGAAGCTTTTTTTCAAAAAATAGAAGATGAAGGTTTAGAAATTCTAAGAGAAGAACGGAATAAACTTTTACAGGAAAGTGATTGGACACAAAACTCTGATATACCAGAAGAAACAAGAAATGCTTGGACTACATATAGACAAGAATTAAGGGATATAACAAAAACCTATTATAATATAGGTGAGGTAATTTGGCCTAATAAACCTAGTTAATCAAGGTTTTTATGTTATAAATAGAGTATATTGGAAGGTTAAGAGGGTATAAATAGTATTATGGCAAAACCAAATTCAAGAGCAACATTTTTAGATTACTGTTTAAGAGCATTAGGAGCTCCTGTCATAGAGATAAATGTCGATGAAGACCAGGCTGATGATAGAATAGACGAGGCTCTACAATTTTATCAATCCTATCATATGGATGCTATAGAAAAAGTATATCTAAAGCATAAGGTTACTAACAGTCAGTTAATATTTCAAGCGGTGACAACGGGTACATTTGTGGAAGGTGAGACTATTACGGGTGGTACATCTGGAGCAAAGGCTGTAGTTAAATCAGTACCTACAACATCAACTCTTAGATACAATGTACTCAAGGATTCCAACGTACCTTTCCAAGCAAGTGAAACGGTGACCGGTGAAACATCCGGAGCTACTGGAGTTATCTCATCATCTGGAGGAATAGTAATAGGCGATATGGAAAATGGATTTGTACCTATTAATGATTTAGTAACTGATGTAGTACAAGTCTTACCTATTAGGGATTCAGTAACTTCTACTGATATGTTTGATATAAGATATCAGATACATTTAAATGATATTTATTCTTTAGGATTTATGGGACAATTAACTGAGTATGTCATGTCTCAACAATTCTTATCTCTCTTAGATAGAGTTATTGATTCAGATGAAAAACATATTAGCTTTGAGAGACATATGAACAGACTGACAATTCATATGGATTGGAATGACGAGGTTGATGTAGATGATTTCCTAGTAGTAGAATGTTATAGAATTATTGACCCAGATACATTTACTGATGTATATAATGATTACTATTTAAAAAAATATGCCACTGCATTAATTAAAAAACAATGGGGACAAAACTTACTTAAGTTTGAGGGCATGCAAATGCCAGGTGGAGTACAATTTAATGGAAGACAATTGTATGATGATGCTGTCACTGAACTAGAACAATTAACAGAAGAAGCAAGACTTAATTGGGAACAACCAATTGACTTCATGACGGGGTAAACCATGCCTAGGAATGTATATTTTTCTCAGGCCGTAAGATCCGAACAAAATCTATATGAAGACCTAATTATTGAATCATTAAAAATATATGGTCAAGATGTTTATTATGTTCCAAGGATTTTAGTCAATAGAGATACAATTTTAAACGAAGACCCTGCGTCTAAGTTTGATGACGCATTCTTAATCGAAGCTTACATTGAAAACACTGAAGGTTTTGAAGGTGCAGGGGATTTATACTCTAAATTTGGTTTAGAAATTAGAGATGAAGCTCAATTTATTATTTCACGTAAGGTATGGGAAAGAAGAGTTGGTATTTTTGATACAAGAGATACTGATACAGACCCTAGACCATTAGAAGGAGACTTATTATTCCTTCCAATGACAAATAGCTTCTTTGAGATATCAATGGTAGAAGATGATAAACCATTCTATCAATTATCTGACTTACCCGTATATAAACTTACATGCTCATTATTTGAATACTCTGAGGAAGATTTTGATACAGGTGTCGATGTCATTGATACTGAAATAAATAAAATATCATATCAAGTTGCTATGAATATAGATATACAAGATGCTCAAGGTGATACATCATTATTATTTAATGTAGGTGACACTGTAAAACAAATACATGTGGACCAAGTGTTAAATGAATCAGGAGATGTGGTGACAGCAGAAGTTGCTACAAAAGGTGAGGTTGCGAATGTAGAAATTTTAAGTTCTACATCACAGAGAGTATTTATTTCAAATGTAGGTGTTACAAACTCTACCGTAGATAGAGAATTTGTAGTTGATTCTACTAAACCACTATTTAAATTAAATCCGGTTGATGATTCAACAACTGGAGTCATTGGTATAATAACATTTATTTATGATGAAGTCCTTGATAGTACAGGCACTGCTTTTGCTACAGATGAAGCAGCACAGAATTATGATTTTGAAGCTATTGCTGATGGGTTCATAGACTTTAGTGAGTCTAATCCATTTGGCGATCCATCGGAGACATACTAATGTTTGGCGATCATTTCTATCATGCTACCATGAGAAAGTCAGTTGCTGTCTTTGGTACACTATTTAATAATTTAAAAGTTGTAAGAAAGTCATCTGATGGTTCTGTATTAAATAGTCAAAGAGTACCTTTGGCTTACGGTCCAAAACAAAGATTTCTTTCTCGTATTGACCAAGAGATTGGAAGAGATGCATCAGTGGCTTTAAAGCTTCCACGTATGGGATTTGAAATCACAAGTCTTTCTCTAGACCCTACACAAAAATTACAAAAAAGAAATCCTGTGCAAGAGGTTGATACTTCCAATCCAAAAAATAAAAAAGTTATAAAACATTTTACATCATATGATATAGGTATGTCTTTATATATTATGGCAAAAAATCAAGATGATGGATTACAAATCATGGAACAAATATTACCATATTTCCAGCCTGATTATACAGTGACTATTAAACCAGTTGATGGTTGGACAACATTAAAGCAAGATGTTCCTGTAATATTACAAAGTGTAAATATAGATGACCAGTACGAAGGCTCATATGAAGAAAGAAGAGTTTTAATCTATCAGTTAGATTTTATTATGAAAATGAAGTTTTATGGTCCAGATAAAAGAACAGGTATTATTAGGGAGATTAACATTGACTTTAATAATGATACTGGTGGTTCACAGATATTAGAAAATATGGATTTTACTATATCACCATCAACAGCAAGTGCTGATGATACATACTCTGTAGTGACAACAATTAGTGGTGATTCAATAATAAGTACAGAAACAAGTGGTACACAAACACAAGATGAAACTGGTATAAATTATACTAACTATGTTATGACAGTTGCAGCAAAAACAGGAGATGTAATACCTGGCCAGTCGAGCAATGCATACTATTTTGGAGGTGTACAGCAAAAAGAATTTAATTTAATAAGAGGACAGACATACAGATTTGACCAAAGTGATTCAAGCAACGGTGGACATCCATTAAGATTATCAACAACTTCAAATGGAACACATGCTGGAGGAACTGAATATACTGAAGGAGTAACATATGTAGGTACTCCTGGTTCGGGTACAGCTTACACTCAAATAGTTGTAAGTAATAACACACCAGGTACTTTATATTACTATTGCACTAATCACAGTGGAATGGGAGCTAAGATAAATATATTAACGTCAGCATACTAATGTATATATTATGGAAAATAAGAAACAAAAGATATCAGCTAACTTAAGTAAAAATTTACCTATAAAGAAGGTAGACCGTCCTTTAACTGATAAAGATGTAAAGGATGATTACGAATTTTCAAGAAGAACTTATAAAGACTTAATAAATACTGGAGTAAGGTCTCTTGATGTATTGGCTGAACTAGCGAGAGAATCAGAGCATCCAAGAGCATTTGAAGTATTATCAAAATCTATAAAAGATATTGGTGATACTACAGAAAAATTAATGAAGCTTCAAAAAGATAAAAACGATTTAGGTAAAGAGAAAAGAGAATTAGAAAAAAAACAAATAACAAATAATAATGTTTTTGTTGGTAGTACATCTGATTTGCAACGAATGCTCCATAATAAAGATGATTATATAGATGCAGAGAATTAAGAATAATGAGTTTGGTTATTTAGGAAATCCAAATGTTAAGAGAGATGGAGTTGAAACAGGATTTACTAAGAAGCAAGTTATAGAGTATAAGAAGTGTCTTAATGACCCTGTATACTTTGCTAAAACTTATATAAAAATTATATCTCTTGATGATGGATTGATTCCATTTGAACCGTATCCATATCAAGAAGAAATGTTTACGAGTTTTCGTGAGAATAGATTTAATATAGTACTAGCTTGTAGACAGAGTGGTAAATCCATATCATCAGTTGTTTATTTATTGTGGTATGCATGCTTTCACCCAGAGATGACTATTGCCATCCTTGCTAATAAAGGAGCAGTGGCAAGAGAAATGTTAGCTAGGGTAACATTGGCTTTAGAGAATTTACCTTTCTTTTTACAGCCTGGTTGCAGAACACTAAATAAAGGTAGTATAGAATTTAGTAATAACTCTAGGATAATAGCAGCTGCTACTTCTAGTAACTCAATTCGTGGATTATCAATTAATTTATTGTTCCTAGATGAGTTTGCTTTTGTAGAAAATGATGCAACATTTTATACATCAACTTATCCTGTGGTAACTGCCGGTAAAGATACAAAAATTATAATATGTTCTACGGCAAATGGATTAGGTAATATATACCATAAGTTATGGGAAGGAGCCACTCAAGGCACCAATGAATTTGTACCTTTTAGAGTTGATTGGTGGGATGTACCAGGTAGAGATGATAAGTGGAAGCAAGAAACAATTGCTAATACTTCTGAACTACAGTTTGACCAAGAGTTTGGTAATACATTTCACGGAAGAGGTAATACATTAATAAGTGCAGACTTTTTAATAAAACAAAAGGCTGTAGAACCGGAGGTTGTAAAAGAAAATTTATTTCTATATAAAGCCCCGATTGAAGGACATCAGTATGTAATATGTGTTGATGTTGCACAAGGAAGAGGACAGGACTATAGTACTTTTAATATTATAGATGTAAGTTCAACTCCTTTTGAACAGGTATGTGTATTTAGAGATAATGATATATCTCCTTTGCTACTACCTGATATAATCTATAAATATGCGAATATGTATAACCAAGCATATGTTATAGTTGAAAGTAATGACCACGGCGCTGTCGTATGTAATGGTTTGTATTATGAACTTGAGTATGAAAATATGTTTGTTGAATCGACCGTTAAGGCTAACGCAATAGGTGTTAAGATGACTAAACGGGTCAAAAGGATAGGATGTTCCGGCGTAAAAGATTTGGTGGAACAATCTAAACTAAGAATATATGATGCAGAAACAATTATTGAAATGAGTACCTTTGTAGCTAGAGGTAATTCATATATGGCAGTGCCACCTAATCATGATGACTTAATGATGAATTTAGTATTATTTGCTTGGTTCACTACTACCGATATTTTTGAAAGTATGACTAAGATAAATATTAAAACGCATTTATATAAAGAAAGATTGAAAGCTATACAAGATGATATGTTACCCTTTGGATTTATTGAAGATGGAAGTAAACCTCCTGAAGTAGATGAGGATGGTAATATATGGTTCGAACAGGAATGGAAACAAAATGCAAAAATTTAATGAGTATGGTACAATAACGGAAGATGTAACTCCAGCTAAGGACTTACACGTGGTAATCATGGGCCTTGGAGAAGAGGAAGGTACTTTTGCAGAAATCATGCAAAAGCTATGTAAGAAAAGAGGTATAAAAAATACTCTTATAAACATAGAAGAAGCATACATGGGTTCAAGTGATGTTGAGATAGGTTCGGCAAGAATACGTAACATTGATGGAAAAGACAATGAAATCGATATCACTGTTTTAAATACTATTGTATTTGTTAGAGCAGGTGCTTTAAAATCATTGACATCTCAGGCCTTGGTATCTACTCTACAAAATATTGGATTCTTTCTTATAAATGATTTAGAAACTATGCTGCTATGTGATAATAAAATGTCATCAGCTCTTACATTAGAGAGAAATAATATTCCTGTACCTAGGACATCAATAATCAATAATGTAAAATCAATCGAAGATGCACATAAAAAAATAGGTGGTAAATTTCCAGTAATTATTAAAACACTAAGAGGTACACAGGGTATTGGAGTTTCTAAAGTAAACGATATGAGCTCCTTAGTATCTGTATGTCAATCTTTATGGAAATTTAAAGCTGACTTACTGATACAAGAATACTTTGAATTAAAATCAGATATAAGAACACTAGTTATAAACAATAGGATTGTTGGTTCAGCTGAAAGAAAAAAGAAAGATGATAAAGAATTTAGAAATAATGTTCATCTTGGTGCAGATACTTTACCATACAATATGTCTGAAGAAGAAAAAGAATTGGTTATAAAGGCTGCTCGATGTACTGGAGCTTCATATGTTGGAGTTGACCACTGTAAAGTTGGAGATAATTATTATATACTAGAAGTGAATGGTAGTCCAGGTATTAGGTCTCATTTCTTAGGATATGATTTAGAAACTGGTAAATCAACTAAAAAAATTGATGATGCTGAAGTATTAGACCAAATATTATTATGGTTCAGCGATGACCATAACAGAAGACCTATGATGAGGCAAGAGGTTGGTTATGTAGAAAGTATTCAGCTCGATGGTATGGAAGATAATCTTATAAGAGCAAAATTCGATACCGGCAATTCAGCATCAGCAACAATGTTACATGTTGATAAACTAGAAGTAAATGGTGATATTGCTAAATGGAAAAAGAATGGAGTAACTTTTGAAAGCGAGATAGTAGATATATCAGAACCTAGAAGAGGCCTTAAAGAATTTGATAAAAGACCGGTTATTGAGCATGGTATTACATTCAATAATAAAAAATACACAATGGAAATAGGATTAACTGAAAAAGATACAGCATCTGAAATGCTAGTTAATCGAAAAGATATGACAAAATTTAGGGTTAGTGTACATCCAAACCGAATGTTTATGGTTAGTGACTATGCGGGTAAAGATGACAGTACAACTAAAGACTGATGTTAAAATAAACAATTTTATAAATAATAGTACGTGAATATAAACCGTATTATGATAACTTATAAATTAACTCAATAAATATAGAGGACAAAGCGATGGCATTTCAAGTATCACCCGGTGTCGAAGTTAAAGAAATCGATGCTACGAATGTAGTCCCAGCAGTATCTACCACTATTGGTGGATTTGCAGGTGCATTCAATTGGGGTCCCGCTGACCAAATAAAATTAATTAGTTCTGAAAATGAACTAGTTGAATGTTTTGGTTCGCCAGACAACAATACTTTTAAACACTTTTTCGTAGCTGCGTCATTCTTAAAATATGGAAACGCACTCAAAGTGGTTCGTACAGTTGGGTCAGATGCTAAGAACGCTGTAGCAGATGGCACTTCAACTACCGTAATACAGAATGAAGAAGTTTACGATAATAATTATGCTAATGGAAGTCTGAATGAAGGGAATTGGGTTGCTAGATATCCAGGTGTACTGGGTAATAGTATAAAGGTTGGTCTAATAACCGCTGATGTTGCAAACTTTGCTACCATTGAATACTTAACAGGACATAAATATTCTGATATATTCGATGCTGCACCAACAACATCTGAATACGGAGAAGGCCTTGGGCTAGACTCATTGAAAGATGAGATGCATATTGTGGTTCTTGATAAGGACGGTGGAATATCCGGTACTCCAGGAACAGTTTTAGAGCAATATTCATTTGTATCCCAAGCCTCTGATGCTAAAAAATCAGATGGAACTACTAACTTCTACAAAGATGTTATTAATTCTAGCTCCGAATGGATATACTGGGCTGACCATCCTACAGCATTATCAGAAGCTGGCTCAGCTGCATCAGCAGTTGGTGGAAGCTTTACAGTATCAACTTCAGCTATCGAGGATTCACTCGGTGGTGGTGTAGATGATAATGATGGTGCTACAGACGGAGGAGGTTCTGCAGCTAAAATAAATGCTGGATTGGATTTATTATCTGATTCAGAAACAGTAGATGTAAATTTACTATTTGCTGCACCTGATGCAAACGGGTCTAAAGTAATTGCTGATAAACTTATCGCAATTGCAGGTGCTCGTAAAGATTGCATGTCATTTATCTCACCTCCAATCGAAGACACAGTAGGAGAATCCGACCCTGTCACTCAACTAGTCGAATATAGCGGAAATTTACAATCTACATCCTATGCAGCAATGGATTCAGGAGCACTATATATCTATGACAAATACAATGATGTATTTAGATATATTGGTGGAGCTGGACACCAGGCAGGACTATGTGCAAATGCAGCTCAAGTAGCTGATGCATGGTTCTCACCTGCAGGATTCAATAGAGGTAATCTCGTTCAAGTGACTAAATTAGCATTTAATCCTAACAAAGCACAAAGGGATGCTTTATATAAAGCAAACATTAACCCTATAGTATCACTACCTGGACAAGGTACATTACTATTTGGTGATAAAACTTTATTAAAGAGACCTTCAGCATTTGATAGAATTAATGTTCGTAGACTATTCATTGTATTAGAGAAGGCTATAGCCACTGCGGCTAAAAGTCAACTATTCGAATTTAACGACGAATTTACAAGAGCACAGTTCAGAAACTTAGTTGAACCGTTCTTAAGAGACGTTAAAGGTAGACGTGGATTAACAGATTTCTTAGTAATCTGTGACACCACAAATAATACAGGTCAAGTAATTGACACTAATAGATTTGTTGCTGATATCTTTATCAAGCCAGCAAGGTCTATTAATTTCATTACGTTAAACTTTATTGCTACAAGAACAGGGGTTGAATTCTCTGAAGTAGCAGGTTCAAGCGGTTAAGGAGGAATAACACATGGCAATTTTAGGAGTAGATGATTTTAAATCTAAACTAGTAGGCGGTGGCGCTCGTTCCAACTTATTCAAAGTAACGTTGAACTATCCAGGTTATGCACAAGGAGATGTAGAGCTTTCTTCATTTATGTGCAAAACTGCTCAGATGCCTTCATCAGTGATCGCACCTATCCCAGTACTATTCAGGGGTAGACAGTTACAAATTGCAGGGGACAGAACTTTTGACCCTTGGACTATAACTGTAATCAATGATGTTGGTTTTGAAGTTAGAAACGCAATGGAACGTTGGATGAACGGCATCAACAGTCATAACGAAAATACCGGACTTTCAAATCCAAGTGACTACCAGGCAGACGCAATTGTTGAACAATTGAATAAGGCTGGAGAAACAACTAAGGAATATAACTTTAGAGGAATATTCCCTACAAATATGTCAGAGATTGAAGTCAGTTATGATTCAGAAAACACTATCGAAGAATTTACTGTTGAGTTCCAAGTACAATACTGGGAATCTAACACAACTTCATAAGGTATAAATATATTAGAGGGGAGGGCAACCTCCCCGATAATATGAGGTAATATATGGCAGAATTTTTTGGATTTGAAATCAATAGGAAGGGAAGCAAAGAGCCTTTAAGACCTTCTTTTGTAACTCAAACTGACCAAGATGACGGCGCTGGAGTAATACAGGCCGGTGGTCACTTTGGTGCATACATTGATATGGATGGCGATAGAGCCAAAAATGATGTTGATTTAATAATGAAATATAGAGACATCGCATCTCAACCTGAGTGTGATGCTGCAATTGAAGATATTATTAATGAAGCTATAGTTGCAGACCATGATGATGCACCGGTTAATATTATATTAGATGAGCTTAAAGTATCAGATAAGATTAAAGAATCAGTAAGATTGGAATTTAATCATATCTTATCTTTGTTAAATTTTAATCAGTACGCACATGAGATATTTAGAAAGTGGTACATAGATGGTAGATTACCATATCATATCATAATAGATGAAGGCAATCCAAAGGGTGGTATAAAAGAATTAAGATATATTGACCCAACTAAACTAAGAAAAGTTAAAGAGGTAAAAGAAGAAACTGACCAAAAAACTGGAGCTAAAGTAGTTAAGAAAGTTGACGAATACTTTATATACCAAGATAAGGAAATGGCTTCTTCTCAACAGGGTGTAAAAATATATCCGGATGCTATAGCATTCTGTACATCTGGTATAACTGACCCGAGTAGAAAAAGAATTCTTTCTTATTTACAAAAGGCTTTAAAGCCAGTAAATCAACTAAGAATGATGGAAGACTCATTGGTTATCTACAGAATATCAAGAGCTCCAGAAAGAAGAATATTTTACATTGATGTAGGTAACTTACCGAAAGGTAAAGCTGAAGAATATCTACGTGGTATTATGAATCAATATAGAAATAAATTGGTTTATGATGCTAAGACCGGAGATATTAAAGATGATAGAAAACATATGTCAATGCTCGAGGACTTTTTCTTACCGCGTAGGGAAGGTGGAAGAGGGACCGAGATTACTACTCTACCTGGTGGTGAAAACTTAGGTCAGATTGATGATATCATATATTTTCAAAAGAAACTATATAAATCATTAAATGTACCAGTTAATAGATTAGAGCAGGAAGCTCAATATAGTCTAGGTAGAACAACCGAAATTACTCGTGATGAGGTAAAATTTAAAAAGTTTGTAGATAGATGTAGAAAACGATTCTCTGATATATTTATGCAACTAATCAAAACACAGTTATTACTGAAAGGTGTAATAACTAAAGAGGATTGGAGTCAGTGGAAAGAAAGTATTACATTTAGTTACATAGAGGATAACTACTTTTCAGAACTTAAAAAACAAGATATGCTAAGAGAAAGATTTAGTATGTTGAGTGATTTATCTGATTATGTAGGTAAATATGTATCACACGCCTGGGTCGTTAAAAATATTTTAAGATTTAGCGATGAAGAGGTTAAAGCTATTGGCGATGAAATAAACGCTGAAACAGAAGCTGGACTTCATGGCGGTGATGATGATGGATTCTAAAAAAGTATAAATAATAAATGAAAAGCTTTAAAAAATACGTCAGTTTACAGGAACAAGCGGATATACAAAGTTTGTTGCTTGAGACTTCTGATGAAGAATTTGATGCTTTAATAGAAACTCTTAACGAGAAAGAACTTATTTTTGTTGAGCAACAACTCAATGAAATACTTGGTATGCTTGGTAAATTAGCCAAGGGTGCCGGTAAATTAGCTATGAAAGGAGCTAAAGCTGCAGGTAAAGCTGCAATTAAAAAAGGTAAGGAAAAGTTTACAGCTAAAGGACAAGCTGATGCTGCTGAAAAGAAGGCAGCTAAATTAGCTCAGTTACGAAAAGATAAAGAACGTGCTCTAGCCGCTAGAGAAAAGTTAAAAGGAGAACGGGAAGCTTTGAAGAAACTGAAAGATAAAGAAGGTGAGTCTTCAGCTGTAGCTAAACTAAGAGATAAAATTAAAAAGACTGCATCAGGTATAGCTAAAGTGTTGGACACTAAAGCATCGGATGTTGCAAAAGCTTAGGAGGCTAGTGAAATGGGACAATCAGTAAAAGATATTATTGATAATTTAAAAGATGGAAATAATGTGGAAGCCAATAAATCATTTGATAATGCAATGAAAGAAAAATTAGCAAATGCTTTAGATGCTGAAAAAATTAATATTGCATCTCAAATGGTTTCAAAAAAATCTGAAGAAGAATAATGCAATCATTTGTAGAACTTAGACAAAACTTGCAAGAAAAGATGATGAAGGCACCTAAAGGTGAAAAGCTCATCAAAAGTTTAGGCAAGAAAAAAGAATTAAACGTCTTTCAAAAAGGACGTGAGTTTAAGTTATACATTGATGGCGAACTTGCACAGTCTTTCAAAAAGCAAAAGGATGCTGAGAAAGAAATGCAACAGGTTGCAAAATTAATGGGGATTAGATAAATGAAACTAATTACAGAATACGTAGAACAGGACCTAGAAGTAATTTGTGAAGCCAAGAAAGGTGGCGAAAAGGATTACTTTATCGAAGGCGTGTTCATGCAATCAGATAAAAAGAACAAGAATGGCCGTATCTATGAGAAGAAAATACTAGCAAACGCTGTAGAAAAATATATCAAAGAACAGGTCAACACAGGTAGAGCTGTTGGAGAGTTAAATCATCCAGAAGGACCAACAGTAAACCTGGATAAAGTTTCACACAAAATCAACTCTCTGCATTGGCAGGGAAGCGATGTTGTAGGAAAGGCATCAATATTAAAAACACCAATGGGAAGAATCGTAGAAGGTTTACTCGATGGTGGAGTTAAGCTTGGTGTATCAAGTCGTGGTATGGGAAGTCTCGTGCAAAAGAATGGCGCCCAACATGTGGGAGGTGACTTTATGTTATCTACTATAGATATTGTTCAGGACCCTAGTGCTCCAAGTGCATTTGTAAATGGAGTTATGGAAGGTGTTGAATGGGTATGGGATAATGGGTTATTCAAACAACGAGATATTGAAGAAATTGAGACTGAAATAAAAAGTGCTTCGAGAAAAAATCTACCAGAGGTAGAGATTCGAGCTTTTAAAAATTTCCTCTCTAAATTAAATCTAAAATCGTAGGAGATCGATATGTCAGACGACGCTATTAAAAACGAAGTGGCCGAAGATATATCTAACGGTGAAGAAGAGCAACTTCAAGAATCTGAAGAGCTCGTTGAAAATGAAGAAGTTTTAGACGAGGATTCAGAGTCAACCGAAGAGTCAATCGAGGAAGCTAAAGCTTCTAAAGTAGACGAAGAGGAAGACGAGGTTGAAGAAGAAGTTTCAGAAGCGGAAGAGAAAAAGGAAACTGTTTCTGTTCCTAAAACAAAAGCTGGAACTATTCAGGCTGCCGTAGATATTTTAAAAGCTGCTAGAAAAGAAGACGCGCAGAAAATGTTTGCAAAGATGGTTTCTATTGATGGTGAAGAAGAGTCAATCAAATCAGCTGATGCTGCCATGAAAGGTGGTAAGAAAGCACAAGACCCTAAAGCTAAAGCTAAGGTCGAAGCTGTTGATTTTGATGAAGACTTAGATATACTAATCAATGAAGAAGCAACACTTTCAGATGGATTCCGTGAAAAGGCTGGTTCAATCTTCGAAGCTGTTTTAACATCTAAGTTATCACAGGAAGTCGACAGATTAGAGTCAGAATACGCGCAAAACCTAGAAGATGAGGTATCAGAAGTTCAGTCAGGACTTGTAGAAAAAGTAGATTCATACTTAAACTATGTAGTTGAAAACTGGATGAAAGAAAATGAACTCGCAGTTCAACAAGGTCTTAGGACTGAAATTGCTGAAGAGTTTATGACATCTTTACAACAAGTGTTTAAAGAACACTATATCGAAGTACCAGAAGGCAAAGTGGACTTAGTTGATGAACTCAACGAGTCAGTAACTGAGCTAGAGGCTTCTTTAAATAAATCCACAGAAGAGAATATCGAAATGCATCAAAAAATTCAAGACTTTGAAAAGGCTGATGTAGTTAGAGAACAATCTTCAGGGCTTGCAGATACTGAAGCTGAGAAGTTACAATCTTTAGTAGAAGATATTGAATTTGATAACAAAGAAAACTTTGAAATGAAAGTTAAAACTGTTAAAGAATCATATTTTACTAGTGAAGTAACTGAAACGGCTGATGATGTAGATAGTTTATTAGCAGACGGTGAAGCTGATGAGAAAGTTTCATCCGAGTTAATGAGCCAATACACTCAAGCTATAACTAAACACACTAATTAATTTAGTACAAAAAAAAGGGAAACAATAAAATGTTTAACGCAGATAAAAACTTAATTGAAAAATGGTCCCCAGTACTAGACCACGAAAGTGCTCCAAGTATTGACGATCGTTACAAAAAAGCTGTTACCGCTAGATTGTTAGAAAACCAAGAAGTTGCAATGCAAGAAGAGCGTGCACAAGTCCAAGGAAATTTCATTTCTGAGGCTGCTGCTGCTAACAATATTGGTTCTGGTTCCGCTCCAAACAATATCGGAACTTTTGACCCAGTATTAATTAGCTTAGTTCGAAGAGCTATGCCTAATCTTATTGCATACGACATCGCAGGTGTTCAACCAATGTCTGGCCCAACAGGCTTAATCTTCGCAATGAAGTCTAAGTTCAGTTCACAAAGTGGAACTGAAGCTTTATTTGACGAAGCTGATACTGACTTCTCAGGAACAGGAACTCACCAAGCTGAACCAACAGGTTTAGGTGGTGTTACTGATGCTGATACAGACGGTACAATTGCTGACGAAGCTGACACTGTCTCAACATTCGGTTCTGGTTTATCCACAGCCGCTGCTGAGAGATTAGGTGTTGGTGAATCAGGGGATGGATCTTTTGGCGAGATGGCATTCACTATTGAGAAATCAACAGTGACAGCTAAGTCAAGAGCTCTAAAAGCTGAATACACAATGGAGCTTGCTCAAGACCTTAAAGCAATTCATGGTCTTGACGCTGAAGGCGAATTGGCTAACATTCTTTCTGCTGAAATCTTAGCTGAAATCAACAGAGAAGTCGTTAGAACAATTTTAACAAAAGCAAAAATTGGTGCTTTACAAGCTTCAGTTGCTCTTAAAGGTGTATTTGATGTTAACACTGACTCAGACGGTAGATGGATGGTTGAGAGATTCAAAGGCTTAATCATGCAAATCGAAAGAGAAGCTAACGTAATCGCTAAAGAAACAAGAAGAGGTAAAGGTAACTTTATCCTATGTTCTTCAGATGTTGCTTCAGCACTAGCTGCTGCTGGAATGTTAGATTACACACCAGCTTTATCAGTTAACTTAAATGTTGATGACACAGGTAATACTTTTGCTGGTGTTCTTAACGGAAGAGTTAAAGTTTACATCGATCCTTATGCAACAATTGACTTTGTTTGTGTTGGTTACAGAGGTTCAAATCCATATGACGCAGGACTATTCTACTGTCCATACGTTCCTTTAACAATGGTTAAAGCAGTTGGTGAGAATGATTTCCAACCAAGAATGGGCTTTAAAACAAGGTATGGCATGATTGCTAACCCATTTGTTGCTCGTGACGGTTTAGGAAACAACAGAGAAAACCAATACTTCAGAATATTCAGAGTTGACGACATAATGGTGTAAACCTAGTCAATAGACTGTTCGGAAAGGGGCCTTCGGGCCCCTTTTTTTATATAAATAATATAGTAATGTTACAGATATGTAAATTTTACTAAAATAATAAAAATAATTGTTTACATTTGTAAAACAACGTGGTATAATAGCTATATTAAATTTAAAAAATAAGGAGTTTTTTAATGAATAGCAAATCAACATTAGCCAAATTATTAGCTACAGAAAATATTACTGTGCAATACGGTAATTATAAAACTGCATGGTTTGATATAAAAAATAGAGTATTAGCTTTACCATTATGGAAAGATTTAAGTAATGATGTTACTGACCTATTGATTGGCCATGAAGTTGGTCATGCTTTAGAGACTCCATACGAAGGATGGCACGATAGCCCTAAAAAATTAGAAGGTTGCCCAAGAACATATATTAATGTTGTAGAAGATGCTAGGATAGAAAGAAAAATTAAAGATAAATATCCTGGCTTAGTTCGTTCTTTCCAAAAAGGTTATGCAAGATTATTTGAAGAAGGTATGTTTGGTAACCAAGATTTAGATTGGGACGAAGTAAAACTAATCGATAAAATTAATCTAAAAGCTAAAGTAGGTGCTCATTTAGATGTTCCTTTAAATGATGAAGAGATTGATTTATATAATCAGACAATGAAAACTGATACATTTGCTGATGTGTTAGATGTTGTTAGAAAAATCCTAGCTTATACAAAAGAGAACCAAGAAGATTTACTTACACCTCCAGCAACACCTCAAAATCAAAATGAACAAGGTGAAGATAATACAGATAATGACCCTTTACCACAAGGCCATGATGACATGGATCCTATGAGTGATGATGATGAAGAGCAAGAAGCTCAAACTGAAGGTGAAGAATCTGATGAGTCAGAAGTAGAGAATGAAAGTACATCAGATGATTCTGAGGATACAAATGAATCTGAAGAAAAAGAAGCTCAGGCTCAAACTGAACCTGCCGATGAAGATACTTCTTTAACTGATGAGATGTTTAGAAAATCAGAGCATAAACTTTTAGATATGAATGAAGATGGTACTCAAACTACTGTTGGTAACGAGATGCCTAAAGAACTTAGAGATAAAGCCATTATCCCTTATAAAACATTAGCTGCTTCAAGAAAGAAAACAATTCAAAATAATTTATATTTGTATGAATCAGATGACTATATCCAAGAGAAGAGAGCTTTCTATGATTATGAAGAAGATTTCAAAACTTATATGAAAGAAGTTAAAAAGAATGTTAACTTTGCTGTTAGAGAATTTGAAATGAGAAAAGCTGCATACAGATATACCAGAGCTCAAACAGCAAGAACTGGTTCTATCGATGTTAATAAGTTATGGTCATACAAAACTGATGATGATATCTTTAGTAGAGTCACTAGGCTAGCTGATGCAAAAAATCATGGAATGTATATGCTTATTGATTACTCTGGTTCTATGGCAGTAACAATGCCACAAGTTCTTGCACAGTTAATCCATTGTGTTACTTTCTGTAAAGCAGTGAATATACCATTTGATGTTTATGCATTCACTACTCAAAACCCTAGATTATATGATAAGAGAGATGAAGATGGTAACTACACAAGATTAAGTAAGCCTGGTGAATTGGCACACTCAGGACTATCCTTACCACAACTTGTTTCATCTACTTTAAGTAAAGCTGAATATGAAGAAGCTATGTATCATATGTATGTAAGAATGCAATATGCTGAAGGTTACTGGAGCAGTGAAAGAAACATAATATCAGCATATGAAGATTATGGTTCTACACCATTAAATGAAGCACTTATAGTTAGTACTCACAATATCAAAAAGTTTAAGAGAGTAAATAATATTGATAAAATGAATCTTATAGTAATATCAGATGGTGATGCTAATACTTTTCATATTTCTCAAGACCATTCTGATGAACATAAAGATAGACTAGTAGATACTGGTCGTTGGTACCAAAGTAAAGTTATTATGACTATTGATGGTAAGAAGATTGAGTTAGCTAGTGCTGGTAGAAAAGGTACTAAAGATTTACTTAAGAACCTAGAAAAAAGATATGGTATTAAAACATTAGGTTTCTTTATAGCTGATGGTGCACATCAATGGAGAGGTAAGCTAGAGCATGTGTACTATGAAAATAACAAGGATGCTTATTACATGGATGATGATTTTAGAAAAGGTGTTCAAAAAGAATACACTAGAAATAAGTGTGTTCAGTTTACTGAAGCTTTAGGTTATAACGAATTCTTTTTAATTAAAGCAGGTAAAACATTAGATACTGATGCTGAAGAATTTTCTCCAGATGCAGATGCAACTAAAGGACAACTTAGTCAACAGTTCAGAAAGTTTAGTAAGTCAAAGAAAAATAACAAAGTACTTCTTACAAAGTTCGGTAAAGCCGTAGCATAATATGTATAAATACTATTATGGCTACATTAACTACAAACAAAAACTTTCTTAGCCCAGTAGGGTTCTCATTTAAGATTGATAGCACAACATATCCAAACCTGGAATATTTTTGTGTTGGTGCTACTTTACCAAGTTTGAGTTTATCATCAGTACCTGCTCCTTATCGTGGAGTTAATTTAGATTTCACTGGTGATAGATTAGCTTTTGAAGATTTATCTATCCGAGCAAATATAACAGAAAATATGGAAAACTATATTGAAACATTTGATTGGATGCATAACCTATCTCAAACAACTAATGCTGAAGGCTTTAAAGCTGATGCTACTTTACTTGTACTCACATCGCATAATAATGTTATAAAAGAAATTAGATTTAAAGATGTGTTTCCAACAAGCTTAAGTACTGTTGAGTTTGATGCTCAAGCTGAGTCGGTAGAGTATGTACAAATGGATATATCTTTCGCTTATACAAATTTTGAATTTAATTAAATTTTACATATACCCAAAAATGTGGTATAATATTATATTATGAATAATTTACAGCAAATCTTAGAAATGTGGAAAAAGGATTCCGTCATCGATGAATTAAAACTCGATGACTCCTCACGAAACTCCGCAAAGCTCCATGGTAAATACTTAGAAATATTATCAGTAAATCGTATGAAACTTAAAAAAGCTGAGAATGAATTTAAGGTACTACTTAAGAACAAATGGCTGCACTATAATGGTAAATTAAGCCAAGAAGAAATTGATGAATTAGGTTGGAACTATGACCCTCTTAATGGATTAACTATCCTTAAAGGTGATATGGATAGATTTTATGATTCCGACCCTCTTATCCAAGAACATAAAGGTAAGATACAATACCTAGAAGAAGTATGTGATACTTTAAAAGAGATACTTGAGAATATAAAATGGCGACACCAAACTATAAAGAATATGATTGAGTGGCGCAAATTTACTAGTGGAATATAAAGTACATAAATACCGATACGATAACTTTCATAAATTCGAAGAAATAATAAAACAATCTTTGGAGTCCTTAGGTTATACCGATTCAGATAAATCATCTAAAAAACATATACCTACTGTAAATGTATATAACCATTGTCACGTTACAGAAGTAAGTAATCCAAATAGACCTATTATATTCAAACCCACTGGACCAACATCAAAACATTTTGCACTAGATACTTTAGGATACGCAAATGCTTCTACATTAGCATTTGAAAAGCCGGATTTAAATCCTGATATAGAACAAATGGATTGGGCTAGTATTATTGATTTAAAAAATTCTAGGTGTAATAAGTGGGATGATTCAATACTATTAAAATGGAAAGTTGGTAAAGATATACCAGATAATCATATACTTATAATATGTCAAATGCCAGATGATGAAACTGTTAAAGGCTTTGGCTTTGGTAGACATTTTGAAAAAGTACATGATATAGTAATGAAGCTCTATAGTTTAAAAGAAAACTTTGTAGTTAAAATGCATCCTAGATGGAAAGCAAGAACTAAGTATGAAATAGACCTTTTGAAAAATTGGAAATCTAAAGAGATAGATGTAAGAATGGGTTACGATTCTATACACGATTATTTAAGAAAAGCCAGGATGGTAATAGTAGATAATAGTACTTCTGGTATAGAAGCTCTAATGCATGAGGTACCAGTAATATCTTACGGTTGGCCTGAGTATCATTGGGCAACAAAAAAGCTTCAAACACTTACACAGCTCGAAAGATTAGTAGATGATACTTCATGGTGGAAACAAATATATGCAAGACAGTTTACTGAATGGTATATAAATCATTATCTTTGTACTGATATAAATAATACTGTAAGAAGATTGAAAGAATTATTGTAATGGAAACATTAAAAGTAAAAAAGCTCAATGAAGTGTTTATGCGTATAGATTGCGAAGCTAGTGTAGAGCGTGAATTATCAGACCACTTTTGTTTCTTTGTTCCCGGATATAAATTTATGCCCGCATATAAAAATCGTATGTGGGATGGAAAAATTAGATTATATGATGCTAGAAGAAAGACTTTATATGGTGGATTATATAATTATTTAGCTGAGTTTTGTGAACTGCGGGATTATACCCTAAATGAAGAAATTGGCAAAGGACAAACCCCTATAAACAAAGGGTTTCAAGCTGACATAAAACCACTTTTATCACAAATAAGCCTTTCTGTGAATGGAACTGATATATTACCCAGGGATTACCAATTAGGAGCACTCTCGCAGTGTTTATCGACTAGGAAACAGCTATTATTGTCTCCAACAGGGTCCGGTAAGAGTTTAATCATATATTTATTGATGCGACATTACCTTGAAACTGACCCTAGTAAAAAAATACTTATTATAGTTCCAACAGTCTCTCTTGTAGAACAAATGTATTCAGATTTTAGTGACTATAGTTCTAAAGAAGAAGATTGGCATACAGATGAATGGTGTAGAAGAATACACGGTGGTACTGAAAAGGGTCCTATGTTAGAAAGATGTATTATATCGACATGGCAATCAATATATAAAAAACCAGCAAATTGGTTCCAACATTTTGGTATGGTAATCGGAGATGAGGCTCACCAGTTTAAAGCTAAATCATTAACTTCTATTATGGAGAAATGTGTTAATGCTGAATATAGATTTGGAACTACTGGTACATTGGATGGTACACAAACACATCAGTTAGTATTGGAAGGATTGTTTGGTCCAGTTTTTAAAGTCACAACTACAAAGGAACTTATAGATAAAGAGACTCTAAGTAAGTTAGATATAGACATACTTCTTTTAAAGTACAAAGATGAAATATGTAAAGATGTATCGCAAAGAAAATACCAAGATGAATTAGATTTTATAGTAAAATATCAACCTAGAAATAATTTCATATCTAATCTTGCTTTGGACCAAAAAGGAAATACATTAGTTTTATTTAATTATGTTGAGAAACATGGTAAGCCACTTCATAGTTTACTACAGGAAAAAATTACAGGTGATAGAAAATTATTTTATGTATCGGGTGAAACAGATGTTGATACCAGAGAACAGGTTAGAAGTATTACCGAGAGAGAAAAAAATGCAATCATAGTTGCAAGCATAGGTACATTTTCAACAGGGATAAATATCAAAAGATTACACAATATAATATTTGCTTCGCCCTCAAAGAGTCAGATTCGTGTTTTACAATCGATTGGACGAGGGCTTAGGAAATCTGATAGAGATACAAAGATTTATGATATAGCTGATGATTTACACTGGAAAAGTAAAAAGAATTATACATTGAATCATGCAGCTGAAAGAATTAAAATTTATTCTAAAGAAAAGTTCAATTACAAACTTTGGGATATAAATATATAGTAGATATGAAAGAATTAGACATCAGACATTTTAAGCTTATAAACGGAGATGATATCATTGGCCTAGTAGCAGATAGGAATGATGATAACATTATAGTAGAAAGACCTTTGGTAGTTAGTGCAACTCTCTTGGGAGGGTTTCAGTTTCAACCGTGGTTTCCATTCTCCGATAATAAAAACTTTAAGATTATGAAATCTAATATAATAGAGCATGTTGGTGTAGCAGATGATGTGAAAGAAACCTATGTACAATTTGCTCTTAAAATAAAAGAAAAAATAACAGCGCCAACTAAGTTTAAATCAGACGAAGAAATCCTTGCTGATTACGAGGATCGTTTAATTAATCAAATGGCAGAAGAGGGTATTATTCCTGAGGACTCGACTAAAAAGACTATACACTAAATTGTATATTCCCCTCCTCCGGGATACTATAATATTATACCATATAAAATGCTTCGTGTAAACAACTTTTTTCATATTTAAGAAAAAAAAAATAATTGTTTACTTTGAGTGAAAACTGTGGTATAATAATACATTATGGAGAATATAAATGACTAAAGCAAAAAACAAAGCACACTATGTCAACAACAAAGAGTTTTCTGAAGCGGTGTTCGATTATGCCATCCAGGTAAAAGAAGCTAGAGAAAACAATTCCTCAATTCCTAAAGTTACAGATTACATTGCAAGATGTTTTATTAAGATAGCCGAAGGCTTATCCCACCGACCTAACTTTGTCCGGTATACGTACAGGGAAGAAATGGTAATGGATGCAGTAGAAAATTGTTTAAGAGCCATAGGTAATTACAATATAGAAACTGCTACAAGGACAGGTAGACCAAATGCCTTTAGTTACTTTACTCAAATTTGTTACTATGCATTCATCAGAAGAATAACAAAAGAGAAAAAGCAACAGGATATTAAATTTAAGTTTATAGAAAAAATGGGCATAGAAGATTTTACAGCCCTTGGCATGGACGAAGCTGGAGCAGCCGAAACTATGCAATATGTTGATACATTAAGACAAAGGATTAGCCAGGTCAGAGTTAAAGATACTGCTATAAAGGACTTTGCAAAAAAAGAAAAGGAGAGAGAAAAATTAGAGCTCTTTATGAAACCATGAAAAGAATCAAAAAAGGAATCTTTATAATTTTATTTTGGATAATAGATTGTTGGCGTATAATTATGGATAATAGATACAATCCTTTAAGACATATTAAGGACCCATCTATACAAGGATATTTTACAATAGCACTATTCATAATGTGGTCAGGTTATTTTGGAATAGTTGCTGCATACTACATGTCTTGGCTAGGTTATAGTATCGTTACTTCTATATGGGTACACCTAGCTGTGGTTATACCAATTATGATAACTAATGGTGTGTTTAGACAGGCTGAAGCACAAGGTGGAAACTGGATTAGCGATTATCGCAAAGAACAAAATAAATGAAAGTAGCAATATTAAACGACACACATTGTGGTGTGAGAAATTCTAGTGATATTTTTTTAAACTATCAGGATAGATTTTATACAAAGATATTTTTTCCATACCTAAAGAAAAATAACATTACACAAATATTACATCTAGGAGATTACTATGAGCATAGGAAGTTTGTTAATTTCAAAGCGCTCAATGCTAACCGTAAACACTTCCTTGAACCGATGCGTGAGCTTGGTATTACTATGGATATTATTCCCGGAAACCATGATGTATATTTTAAGAACACTAACGAGCTCTGTTCTCTCAAAGAACTTCTCGGACACTTTACATCAAACGTTAATATCTGTATGGAACCAACTGTATTGGATTATGATGGACTTGGAGTTGCTGTTATTCCCTGGATAAACAATAGTAACTATGAAGATTACATTAAGTTTGCCCAAACGTGTGGTGCACCAATTCTTGGAGCTCACCTGGAGTTAAAAGGATTTGATATGATGGCGGGTATGCCTAATCCACACGGTATGAATGCTGATATCTTTTCAAGATTTGAAATGGTATTATCAGGGCACTTTCATACAAAGTCATCTCAAGGTAATGTACATTATTTAGGAGCTCAGTTTGAAATGACTTGGGCTGATGTAGATGACCCTAAGTATTTTCATATATTAGATACTGAAACCAGAGAGATTACACCAGTAAGAAATCCTCTAACGATGTTTAAGAAAGTTGTATATGATGATAGTAAAACTGATTATGATAAAGTAGATATATCGCAATATGCGAATAAATTTATAAAATTAATTGTCTTAAAGAAAGACAACTTATATATGTTTGATAAGTTTATTGATAGGTTGCAAAACATTGATACATATGAATTGAAAATAGCTGAAAGCTTTGAAGAGTATCTGGGAGAAAGCGTAGAAGACGAGAAAATATCCCTGGAAGATACTACTGTACTTTTGGATTCTTATGTAGAAGCTGTTGACACAGACCTAGATAAAGAACATATCAAGGTGGAATTGAGAAAGCTATATACTGAAGCACAAAACTTGGAAGTAGTATGATATATTTTAAATCATGTGAGTGGAAGAATTTCCTCTCTACTGGTAATGACCCTATAAAAGTTCAATTAGATAAAAATCCAACAACACTAATCGTTGGTCAAAATGGAGCAGGTAAATCTACATTATTAGATGCATTATCTTTTGCTATATTTGGTAAACCACATAGAGATATTAAGAAGGACCAAATGATTAACAGCATCAATAAGAAAGGTGCTGTAGTCGAAGTTGAGTTTACCGTAGGAGTTGCAGACTTTAAAATTGTCAGAGGAATCAAACCAAATAAGTTTGAGATTTGGCAAAATGGTAATTTAATCAATCAGTCATCAAATGTTAGGGATTATCAAAAGTTCCTAGAACAAAATATACTTAAGCTTAACCATAAATCTTTTCACCAGGTTGTAGTTCTTGGTAGTAGTTCATTCATTCCATTTATGCAGTTACCAGCATGGTCAAGAAGAAATATAGTTGAGGACCTTTTAGATATAAGCATATTTGCTAAGATGAATATGTTGTTAAAGGAAAGAAACAATAAGATAAGAGACCAGCTGGCTGATATAAACCATCAGATTGATATTGCTAAAACCAAGATTGATGCACAAACAAAATACATAAAAGGTTTGCAAGAACTAAATGATGACCAAATTGAAAAGAAGAAAGATAGTATCGAAGTTCATAAGATAGAGATTAACAACTTATTTGAAGAAAGCAAAAAGCTAGGTAAGAATCTTTCAGCCTCAATATCTGCGGAAGAAAAACAAAGTAATCAACTGGTTAAGAAGATATCACAGTTAGATTCCTATGACATATCATTTAACCAAAAGATAAAAGACATGGTTACTGAAAGTAGGTTCTATGAAGAGAATGATAATTGTCCAACGTGTGAACAGGATATTGATGATGAATTGAAAAAGACTAAGATAGAGTTTATAAAGAATAAAGCTCAAGAGATTCAAAAAGCCAAGAGTGACCTTCAGAAAAACATAAAAGAAATAAAGGCTGAGCAATCACAATCATCTAATAATTTAAATAAGCTTAGGCAAAAGCAACAAAGAATCAACAGCAATAATGACTCAATTGCTTTACTTCAAAAAGAAGTGGATAGAATTCAAAATGAGATTAATGTATTACAGGGTCAGTCGGGCGATATCTCTAAAGCAAAGAGAGAATTAAATTCTTTTAGAAAAAAGAAAGACAAATCAACTGAAACAAAACTTTCTTATGTAGAGGAAAGAACATACAATGAAGTAATCGGTGAAATGTTAAAAGACACTGGTATTAAAACTAAAGTTATAAAACAATACTTACCTGTTATGAATAGATTAATTAATCAGTATCTCCAGGTATTAGACTTTTTTGTATCATTCCACCTTGATGAAAATTTTAATGAAACTATTCGTTCTAGGCATCGTGATAGTTTTAACTATGCTTCATTTTCAGAAGGAGAAAAACAAAGAATTGATTTATCATTACTATTTACATGGAGGCAAATTGCTAAAATGAAAAACAGTGCCTCATCAAACTTATTAATATTAGATGAAACTTTTGACTCAAGTTTAGATTTTGATGGGATTGATAATTTAACAAAGATATTAGATACGATGGACGACGGAAGCAATGTTTTCATCATATCACATAAAGGAGATGTTTTAGAGAATAAGTTTAGGAACAAAATTGAGTTCTTTAAAGATAGAAACTTTTCCAAGATTAAGTAATGTTACAGTTATGTAAATTTTTTCATAAATATGAAAATAATTGTTTACATTTGGAAAACAACATGGTATAATAGATAGTATAAATTAATGATAAGGAGTATTTATATTATGAAAATATCATCTAAAATGATCTTAACTGAATTGGTAAAAAGATATCCCGACCAAACTCAGTTTCGTAAACAACAAATTGTGGATACAGGAAAATCATTAGGTTACACTGGTAAAGACTGGTACCCTTTAATGACTAAAGAAAATAGAGTCAAAATTGGTACCTATGATTTAGCTGGTCTGATTGAGCCAATCATGGCTACACAGGCACCAATTAGTAATACGGTGGTTACACCTAAGGAAACTACTACTATGCAATCAATAGTGAATGAAGAAAAAACATTTGCTGAAGCCGACCCAAGCTTTGTACCTTGGGGTTCATACCATGATATCGTAAAGATTGTAAAATCTGGTATGTTCTATCCTACTTACATATCTGGTTTATCAGGTAATGGTAAAACATTTATGGTTGAGCAAGCCTGTGCTAAGCTTAAAAGAGAATTCATAAGAGTTCAAATTAACCCTGAAACTGATGAGGATGATTTGCTCGGTGGGTTCAGATTAATCAATGGTGAAACTGTGTTCTCTAAAGGACCAGTTCTTAAAGCCATGGAAAACGGAGCAATCCTTTTACTAGATGAGATTGATAGAGCAACTAATAAAATTATGTGTCTTCAAGGGATCCTAGAAGGTAAGCCTGTTTTGGTTAAGAAAACTGGTGAGGTTGTAAAACCAACCGAAGGATTTAATGTTATAGCTACAGCTAACACTAAAGGTAAAGGTTCTGATGATGGAAGATTTACTGCAGCTTCTATAATTGATGATGCTTTCCTAGAAAGATTTACAGTATCAGTTGACCAAAAGTTCCCTACCGTGGTTACTGAAAAGAAAATTGTTTTAAAGCATATGGATAAGTTTGGTAAAACAGATGAAGACTTTGCTGATAAACTAGTTAACTGGGCTGACATCATAAGAAAAACTTTCTATGATGATGGTGTTGATGAAGTCATCTCAACAAGAAGACTATGCCACATATCACAAACTTTCTCAATCTTTGACAACAAAGAGAAAGCAATAGATTTATGTATCTCTAGATTTGATGAAGATACTAAAGCAGCTTTCTTGGATTTATACTCTAAGATTGATGCTGACCCACAGGTCTTCAACAAACCAGATGTTGAAGAAGTAACTGACCAACCGGAGGATTTACAAGATGAATTTGAATCTTAAGGATTTATCTTCCGTACAAATCATAGACGAAAAACCATTTCTATTTCATAGGAATGGTTTCGTTATTGATGGTAAAACTATGAAAAGGTGCGGTTGGAAAAATAAGAATGGTTATACTTTCTTTGGTAATCAACAGTCACTACATAGGTGGATGATACGAGTATTTACTGACTGGGGTAAACAACCTACGCCAAAAAACTTTCCTGGTGGTTATAAAGCCTGGAAACAATTAAATGGTGAAGAAAGAATGAATTTCTATTGGGACTGGGGTGTAGCCGACCATGTACGTGGTTTGTCCAATGGAAATGGTATTGATAATTTACAATTTTTATCAGGAAAAGAAAACTCTAAAAAAGGTAATAAAATAGATGAATAAACCAAACTACAAGTTTAGCGAAGGAGCAATTATAAAAGAGCTCCAGACCTATATTGATAAAACTTATGATGGACATTACTCTAAAAATAAGTTTCAATCAACTGAATTTATTTCTGACTGTGGTCATGGTATCGGTTTCTCTATCGGAAACATACTTAAGTATGCTCAACGATACGGGAAAAAAGGTACCAGAGAAGACCATCGAAAAGATTTAATGAAGGTATTGCATTATGCAATTATTGCTTTACACGAGCATGACAAAAAATAATTGTTTACATATACCCGAATGTGTGGTATAATATACAATAAAGAAAAGGAAATATTATGATTATATCTGAAGAAACTTTAGAAGTTCTAAAGAACTTTGCAACAATTAATCCTAACATTGTATTTAAACCTGGATTTGAAATTAAGACTATATCGGAAGCTAAAACTATTCTTGCATCGTCAAAGATAGTAGAAGATTTTCAAAAAGAGTTTGGAGTCTATGACTTAAACGAATTCTTATCAGTATATAATCTTATTGAAACTCCTCAACTGGACTTTGAAGAAAAGGCAGTGGTTATTAAAAATAATGTTGCTGGAGCTAAGGTACCAATTCAACAGTCGGTTAGATATTTTTTCTCCGACCCAGAAATACTTACAACTCCGCAAAAGGATATTCAAATGCCTAATGCAGAACTTGGCGTCAATATTGAAGAAGATGTTTTAAATCAAATTCGTAGAGCCGCATCTGTACTAGGACACAATGAACTTTCAATCAAAGGTGATAATGGTGTTGTCACAGCATCAGTTGTAGATACTAAAGATGCTACATCTAATCATTTTGAGATTGAGTTAGACAGAGATAATTCATGTAAGAATGAATTTAACTTTGTTGTTAGTATTCCTAACCTTAAATTACTACCAGGTGATTACTTTGTAAGTATATCTTCTAAGCTAATCTCTAACTGGACTAATAGTAATTATCCGGTGGAATATTTCATTGCACTTGAGAAAAACTCAGTGTTCAATGTATAAATATAATTACTTAAACATGCATGGGAGTAAATTATGGCAGAAGAAGTGAATAACGCTGAACCAGTTCAACCAGAACCAGTTCAACTATCACTGCAGGATATTGCAACTTGTGTACAAATTGTCGACTTATGTTCGAAGAGAGGTTCTTTTGAAGGACCTGAACTAGAAGTTGTCGGTGGTTTACGTACAAGGTTAGTAAATTTTGTACAGGCTAATCAGCCTGCTGAAGAACCTGCAGCCGAAGGTCAAGTACCTGAAGTTGAAGCTGAGCCTGTTGAAGAAGACAGCAAGTAAACCTGGAGAGGGAGCAATTCCCTCTCTAATTATTGAGATTTTATATTATGAAAGAATACCTATGGGTAGAAAAGTATAGACCACATAAAATACAAGATTGTGTTCTATCACCAGAACTGTTAAAAACATTTAACAAAATTATTGCAACCAGGGAAATCCAAAACATGCTTTTTACTGGTACAGCTGGAGTCGGTAAGACAACAGTTGCCAAAGCATTATGCAATGAACTAGACCTTGATTATTTAATCATCAATGGTTCCGAAGAAGGTAACATTGATACATTAAGAAACAAGATAAAACAATTTGCTAGCACTGTATCTCTACAGGGTGGCTATAAAGTTGTCATATTAGATGAGGCTGATTATCTTAATCCTCAATCAACACAACCCGCTTTACGTGGATTCATAGAGGAATTCTCGGCTAACTGTAGGTTTATATTTACATGCAACTTTAAAAATAGAATTATAGAGCCATTACATTCAAGATGTTCTGTTATTGAGTTCCTTATTCCTAAAGCCTTAAAACAAAAAATGGCTGCAAAGATGATGGAGCGACTTGGCTTTATACTTACCAATGAAAGTGTAACCTATGAAGAACCAGTTCTTGCTGAACTGATTATGAAACACTTTCCAGATTTCAGAAGAACAATTAATGAATTACAAAGATATGGTACATCGGGTACTATTGATTCAGGTATACTAATAAATGTATCAGATATCTCAATCAATTCATTAATGAATGCTCTAAAGATTAAAGATTTTAAAAAGATGCGTCAATGGGTTGCTGATAATATTGACATTGAACCAGCATCAATGTTCAGAAGCATATATGATAATATGAATGAACATGTAGAACCGGCCAGTGTGCCTCAGCTTGTTTTAATACTTGCTGATTATCAGTATAAGAATAGTTTTGTAGCTGACCATGAACTTAACATGGTTGCGTGTTTAACCGAAGTTATGGCAGGAGTCAAATTTAAATGACCCACGAATTGATAGAAAAACATTTTAACGATAGAACAGAATATCACGTAGTTTTTATGGAAAATAAAATCATAAAAGCAAGTAAGGTATTTTTAATTAAAAAAGAAGCTGAGAGATACTTAAATTCTTTAGAGAAACCATGAGTCCATTTGATTACTTAAACGCAATAAATCTAACCAAGAAAGATATCATGGTTGATGATATTGCAGAGAAAGAATATAATTCATTTATAATAAATCGTGGATTATCATTCTTTACTGATACAGTATTGTATGCAAATGAAATGAATAGAAACCATCATATAGATAATCGTCTTCAATTTGATTTTTTTATAAATATAATTAGAAAGAAAAAAAGATTCACGAAGTGGATTAAACCGCAAGAGATAAGTAACTTAGAACTTATCAAAGAATATTATGGGTATAGCAATCAAAAAGCTAAGTCCGTTTTATCATTATTAAGTGATGTTCAAATTGAAGAAATGAAACAAAGGATTAACAAAGGTGGACACAGAAAATAACTCAGTAGCCAGTTGGCAACCAAACCAAATGCTTGAGGTGGTTCTTAACGAACCAGATGATTTCTTAAAGATTAGAGAAACTCTTACACGTATCGGTGTAGCATCAAGAAAAGACCAAAAACTTTTTCAATCTTGTCATATATTACACAAACAAGGTAGATACTTTATAGTTCATTTTAAAGAACTATTTTTATTAGATGGAAAGCCATCTAATTTATTAGAGAACGACCTACAACGTCGAAACACAATTGCTACATTACTAGCCGACTGGGGATTAGTAAACATTATTGAACCCGATAATGCAAAAGACTTAGCTCCTCTGAGACAGATAAAGGTTATACCTTTTAAAGAAAAGTCTCAGTGGGAACTGTGCCCCAAATATAATATTGGAAATAGTAATAATGCAGAAAAAAGTAAGTAAATATTTTAATGTATTTCATAAGTTTATGAAGTCTGGTAGATTACATAAAGTAATGAAAGTATCAGGATTAACTGAAAAAGAAAAACATCAATATGCTTAAAGTAGCATATTAATATGTATAAATAATAGTTGAGAAATGCCGCATTGGGCGGGTTTCCACATAACCTTGCTATTTAATAGGAGGAAAATAAAATGGTAAGAAATACTTTGAACGTTCCACGTTCACTATTCGTAGGCTTTGAGCCTTTATTAGACGAGCTAGAGAGAATTCACTCTGCTGGTAAATCAACCGAAAATAACTATCCACCTCACAATGTTGTGAAGATTGACGAGGAGAAGTTCTTGATAGAAATGGCTTTGGCCGGTTTCAAACAAGAAGACATCTCGGTCGAGGTCAAGGACGGGATATTAAAGGTTAAAGGTGAAATGCCTAAAGACGAACGGGAATTTGCTTATAAAGGTATATCGTCCCGCAAATTTGAGAAGAGCTTCCGCCTCTCAGAATTTGTCGTAATAGACGGTGCTGACCTTCAGGATGGAATACTCGTGGTGTATGCCAGAGTTGAACTCCCAGAAGAGAAGCGTCCTAGGAAGATCAAAATAGGGTCTGCTGGGGCATCAACGAAGAAACAATTCCTTAAGGGGTAATTGTCAATTAGCGACACTCAGTAGATAGTTGGAACACTTTTTACTGGAGATAAATCATGGCAGAACTACGTGCTTTACTAGCAAAACATGATGATATTGCTAAGACCTTAATAGAGATGATAGAAATGATAGTAATAATGGGAGCGATTGTCGGGTTAGCACCCGCCCTAATATGGCTATCAAGCTATGGTTCTTTATAGGTCCTAAGTTTAGAGGGGGGTATTTTCCCCCCTCATTTTTTTGTTTACATTATGAAAAAAGTGTGGTATAATATATAGTATGTTGAATTTTTATACTAATGTCTCAAGATATGGTAATATGATTCTTTTACGTGGCTATGAAAATGGCAAGCGTATTGAAAAAAGAATCAAGTATGAACCTATTCTCTTTACTTCAACAAATCTCCCTACCAAATGGAAAGCATTGGATGGTACTCCTGTCGGTGTAGCAAATGCAGGGAAAAGATTTGAATCTATGCGTTCAGCAAATGAATATGTACAAGCAAACAAACATGTTGCAGGTAAAAAGCTTTATGGTAATACTAAGTATATACCTGCCTTTATAAATGATTACTATCCTGGTAAGATAGAGTTTGACAGAAATAAAATTAATGTTACTACTATTGATATCGAGGTTGCATCAGATGATGGTTTCCCAGAGCCTGATAAAGCTGACCATAAAATTATTTCTATTGCATTAAAGAACAGCATAAGTGATAGCTACTTTATATGGGGACTAGGTGATTATGATGTAGAGAAATCTATTATGAAATCTCATAGAGTTATATATCGTAAGTTCGATAGAGAAGACGACCTTCTTATTAATTTCGTTACTCATTGGTCCCAGGCATCAAACTCACCAGATGTTGTCACAGGATGGAATACTAGGTTCTTTGATATTCCTTACCTTGTAAATCGTATTAACAGAATGCTAGGTGAGTCATATGTCAAAAGATTAAGCCCATGGGGTATGATTGAAAAACATGACATTACAAAAATGGGTAGAAGTCAACAAGCGTTTGAGCTCAAAGGTATTGCTCAATTGGATTACCTGGACTTATTTCAAAAGTTTGGTTATTCCTACGGTCCACAAGAATCATACAAGTTGGACCATATTGCAAGTGTTGTCTTAGGAGAAAAGAAACTATCTTACGAAGAGTATAGTAATCTTCATACCTTATACAAACATAATCATCAAAAGTTTATTGATTATAATATTAAAGATGTAGAGTTAGTTGATAGGATTGAGGATAAGCTTGGTCTTATTACCTTATGTATGACTATGGCATATCAAGGTGGTGTAAATTACAATGATACGTTTGGCACAACAATGATATGGGATACGATTATATTCAGAAGATTGTTTGCAAACAATATTGTAGTTCCTTTCCAAGAAGATAAAACAAAAACATTCTATCCGGGTGGCTTTGTAAAAGAACCACATATAGGATTGCATGATAACATAGTTTCTTTTGATTTAAACTCTCTGTATCCTTCCATCATTATGCAATACAATATGTCACCAGAGACAATTGCTAATGGAGATGTTACACAATTCAACATAGAAAACGTACTTAATAAATCAGAAAGACCAGACAAAAAAGATAAAGCTCTAGCAGCAAATGGACAATATTTCAACATAAATAAACAAGGGATAGTTCCTTACATAGTCGATGAAATGTACAAAGACCGTGTTGAGATTAAGAAGAGTATGATATCGGCTCAAAAGGAACTTCAGAAGGTAGATAAAAATGACAAACAAAAACTATACCAAATTGAACGGGATATTGCCATCAGAGAAAACCAACAAATGGCTATTAAGATTCTCCTTAATTCTCTTTACGGTGCTCTTGGTAACAAGTATTTTCGTTTCTTCGACCAACGAATTGCCGAGGCCATTACACTCACTGGACAGCTTACAATACGATGGGCCGAATATGCGCTCAATCGATATCTTAATCGAGTTATGCGAACAGAGAAGTGGAAGGACTACGTCGTTGCCATTGACACAGACTCGCTGTATGTTAGCCTAGATGATATTATAAAACAATTCAATCCTGATAATCCAATAAACTTTATGGATAAGATTTGCAATGAAGCATTGGAAGCAGAGTTGGCAAAGTCATATGATGAACTATATGATATGCTAGGTGGTATTGATAATCGTATGGTTATGAAACGTGAAGCAATTGCTGATAGAGGATTATGGACAGCAAAGAAAAGATACATACTTAATGTCCATGATAATGAAGGTGTAAGATACAGAAAACCAAAGCTCAAGATTATGGGTATTGAAGCAATTAAGTCTTCAACTCCAGCTCCATGTAGAGATGCGCTAAAACAAATATTTAAAGTTATCATGGAGAAAGATGAAAAGGAAGTCCAAGGTTCTATTGAACAATTTAAAAATTACTTTAAAACATTACCTCCTGACGAGATAGCTTTTCCAAGAGGTGTATCCAAAGTTAAAGATTACCAAGATAGAAATACTGTCTATAAAAAAGGTACACCTATACATGTCAGAGGTTCTATATTACACAATAAACTAATTAATGATTTAGCTTTAAATAAAAAATACACACCAATCAATAACGGTGATAAGATTAAGTTTATGTATCTAAGGAAACCTAATCCTATACACGAAAATGTTATTGCCTTTACTGATTACTTACCTGAGGAATTTGGTCTTAGTAAATATATTGACCATGAAACTCAATTTCAGAAAACTTTCCTAGACCCTATTGAACCAGTACTAGATGCTGTAGGTTGGTCATCTAAGGAAGTTGCTAGTTTGGAGGATTTCTTTTGATTAAAAAAAATCTTATAGTTATTGGTCATTCTCCAGGACCGGGAATAGTAAGTAATAGAAAAACATCCACTTTGAATAGAGTAAGAAAATGGATTAATGAAGATTATACTTATGAATGGAAAAACTTGGTTAATTACCATGCACCTACTTTAAGAATGAGTGATGTAAGCTTAGATGAAAACTATGTTAAAACATTTGATTATGTTATTGCCCTAGGTAATATGGCATCAAACTGGTTAACTAAAAGGAATATAAATCATCTAAAAGTTCCACACCCTAGTGGATTAAATAGAATGTGGAATAATCCACAAACGGAGATAGATACTATAGATAGTATAAAAAAATATTTACATACTGCAAAAAGTGTGGTATAATATAACATTATGGAGAAAAATATGGATTATAAATTAGTAAGGTTAAGCAATGGAGAAGAAGTCATTGGTAGAGTTGAAGTAAACGAAGAAAACAACAACATTACAATTACAGATGGTCATGCTCTCTTTGCACCAGAACCTGGTAAGATTGGATTTATTCCTTTCATGCCATATACTAAAGCAAAAGATGGAGTAACTATTGATATGAAATTTGTTATGTTTATAGTGGATCCTTTGGATTCTTTAGTAGACCAAGTAAGGTCAGTTAATTCTGGATTGGAAATACCTGATAGGAAAATAATGACATGAGCAAAGACTGGGTAAAAGACATTCATTTAATGCAAGGCAAATATCAAACACGGCATTGGGTTGAAAATAATCCAGATGATTTACGAAGATTCCTTGAATTTAGAGTAGATTTTTTAAGAGAAGAATTAGAGGAAACCGAGTCAGCACTTATTAATATGGATGCTGAAGAAATAGTTGACGGTTTGATTGATTTATGTGTTGTAGCGATTGGTACACTAGATGCATTTGGTGTTGACCCATATAAAGCATGGGACGAGGTATTAAGAGCAAACATGGATAAACAGGTTGGTAAGAAACCATCAAGACCGAATCCACTTGGAGTTCCAGATTTAGTAAAACCAGATAATTGGGAGGCACCTAACCACACAGGTAATCATGGTAAGTTTAACGATATTTGATAGTATATACGATAACAAAACTCATAAGAGAATGGATTATAATGACTTCTCTGAGTTTGCAAATGTATTATTTAAGCTAGCAAAGTCTAATAAGTATCCTACAAAACACGATGCTCCTTTAATTAGTCCAGCAATATACAAACCAAATACCACAAGAGCAAATGATAATGTGACAGGTTGGGGTTCTTGGGCTGCTTTAGATGTTGATGATTTCAAAGGAGACATAACAGATATAGAAAAGAAATACGAAAAGTATAGATATGTTTGTTATTCAACTGCATCATCTACTAAAGAATCTCCTAAGTTTAGGTTAGTATTTCCACTTAAAGAAATGGTACTTAAAAGTAATATAAAACACTTTTGGTTTGCTCTTAATAAAGAGATTGGAGATATAGCTGATGCTCAAACAAAAGATTTAAGTCGTATGTATTATGTACCAGCTTCATATAAGAATGCATTTAATTTTATATTTACACATGATGGTGAAGTAATGGACCCAGTTACTCTTATGCAAAACCATCCTTATGTTGAACCTAACCAAACAATGTTTGATAGATTTCCAAAAGCAATACAAGAAGCTTTAGTACAAAGAAAGAAAGAACAGTTAAATAATACCAACTATAAATGGACATCATATAGAGATTGCCCGTTTGTTAATAAAAATCAAGTTAATGAATATAAATCTATTACAGGAACCGGATGGTATGCAAAGATGTATCAGATTATGGTGTCAACTGCAGGTAATGCAATGTCCAGAGGTTATCCTATAACTTCAAAAGAAATAGAGTTTATATGTAGAGACCTAGATAATGATACCGGTAATTGGTATGCAAAAAGAGATATCGGTAAAGAAGCTGAAAGAGCCATTGAATTTGTATTTAAAAATAATTTGTAAAAAAAGACAATTAACTATTTACATGTACCCTAAACTGTGGTATAATAGTATATTATTTGGAGGTGACCATTGAAAGAATCATTAAGAGTCTTGCAAGAATGCGCAGAGCTACAGACTAAAAAGTCTCAAGACTATCAAAACAAACAATCAAATGTAACACAGATGATGCATTACCGTAGAGGTGTTGATACTGTTCATGATATTATACATGGTAAAGTATTAAGAGCTCAATCATTACTAGAATCCCAAGGTGATCCAAACTTTGAATCCCTTGAAGATACTTACAAAGATTTAATTAATTATTGTAGTTTTGCAGTATCTTTACTGAGAGGTAAGATGGAGGGTCAAACACCAGACCGTGATATATTTAATAATAAGATAGATGTACCAGAACACGACTAAAGACATAGCTGAAATATTTGTCAATGCTCTTGAGAATAAAGAGTTTACAAATGATAGAACTGGCTCAAAGACAATAGAAATTATTGGTGCGTGTTTTGTTGCTGATAAGCCAGCAATATTTGGCACTCCTAATAAAGAATATATTGATGCTGAAATAGAATGGTACAATTCTATGTCAACTAATATTACTGACATATATCCTGAAGGAGATAAAGAACCTCCACAGGCTTGGCAATATACAGCAAATATACACGGTGAAATAAATTCCAATTATGGTTATCTTATATTTAGTAAAAAGTATCATCAGCAATATAAACAAGTTATTAAAGAATTATGTGAAGTAAATCCTGACTCTCGTAGAGCTTCAATGATATATCAAAGACCAAGTATTTGGAGTGAATATAAAGAAAATGGTAAAAATGATTTTATATGTACCAATGCAGTAACATATTATATTAGAGATAATCAATTACATTGTGTAGTTCAAATGAGAAGTAATGATGTAATATTTGGTTATAGAAATGATTATGCTTGGCAAAAATATGTGCAAGAAAAATTACAAAATGATTTATACTATGAAGGTATGAAAGTAGAGTTAGGTGATATACATTGGCAGGTTCAAAACTTACATGTATATGAAAGACATTTCGATTTAGTTAAATGATTAATGTATATAATGGAAAACAATACAGAATTTTTAAAGATAAAATATTATTTTTTCCCTATTATATTTTAGAAGATAGTACTAAAGCCGTACAAAAACAAGGTGTATGGTATGGGATTAAAATTACTAATTATTATTTTAAAACTTTAAATTATGTAAAAAAACAAATGAGTGAAATAGAACATGCAAACATCTAAACACATAGGCTACCCTATGCCTTCAGAAATGTTTAATGGAATAAAAAAAGAAGATATTGATGAAGTATTTGATAAGCACAAAAATAATATGACACAAAGAGAAGAAGCTTTAGTAATTCTTATGGAAGAATGTGGAGAATTAATCCAAGCTTGCAGTAAAATGATAAGAAGTGATGGTGCTACTAAATATGAAAGGGAATTGCAAGATGAAGTTGGAGATGTTCTTACATTAATAGAACTGTTAAAAAATAGTGGTCTTGTTACTGATAAACAAATTGAAGATAGAATGAAAATTAAAAAAGAAAAATTAATGAAGTGGAGTTTATTGTACAAATGATTGGGGCTGTAGCTCAGTTGGGAGAGCGCTTGGTTTGCATCCAGGAGGTCGTAGGTTCGAACCCTATCAGCTCCACCATAATATTATGATTGATAAATGGGACCAAAGATTTTTAGAGATAGCATCTACTGTAAGCAGGTGGTCAAAAGACCCTAGTAGAAAAATAGGTGCTGTTGCTGTAAGAGATAGAAAGATATTAGCAACAGGATATAATGGATTTCCTAAAGGTATTGAAGATTTAAAAGTTAGGTATGACAATAGAGAAGAGAAATATAAGTTTGTTGTACATGCTGAAATGAATTGCATATATAATGCAGCTGAAAATGGTATATCATTAAAAGATTCAACCCTTTACATAGTCGGATTACCGGTATGTAGTGATTGTGCAAAAGGTATAATACAATCTGGTATAAGTAGAGTTGTAGCTCACTCAAGTGGCACACCTGATAGATGGATAGAAGCTATAAAAAATACTAAAGAAATATTGCTTGAGGCGGGAGTAGATTATGAATTCACCGAAATTCACTAAAGAAGAAATAGAAAATTCAAATAGGATTTTTAAAAGTGCTACACCAAAGTATGATATTACATGGTATGTGAAATGGGTATCATCAATTATAATTGTTGTAGCTATGAGTATGAGAGGAATTGAAGGATTACATTTATATGACTTATCATTAAGTTTGGTTGGTGTATGTGGATGGTTATATGTTGGAATAATGTGGAAAGATAGAGCACTAGTAGGATTAAATGCAATAGGATTGTTTTTCTTACTAAGAAACTTTATTGAAGCCGTAGTATTATGAGAATAGGAATAGGTAAATTAGGTAAGTCAGTATTATTTAATAGTAATAACTGGGGTGCTATAGGTGGAGATAACGAAGCACCTATTCTATTTGAAAATTTAATACATTTAAATCCAGAGCATGAGTTTGTTTTTATTGGTGTTACTGATTACGATAGACTAACTCCTGCTGAAAGACAAAGAATCAATTATCACGGTAATGTTATTAATCCATGGGAAGGATTCTCAGAATGGAAAAAACAAACATATAAATCTGGAGACAATAAATCTGGTGATAGACAAAGATATATGGAAGAACATATTATTCCTAATTATAAAGTTGATAAAGCAATATTCTTAATGGGAAATGCATCATCGTTAAATGTAAGAGGTCATGTTTACAAGATAAAAGAACCAGATAAATTAGCATCTCCATTAGATATGCATGCAAAGTATGCTGGTCCAGTAATACATTACCTAAACAAAACTGATGTAAATTGGATTATGATACTAAATGACCCTAGATTGTTTCCTGGAAATATGAAGGATTTATTTAACAGACCAAAAAAAGTATTATCACAGTTTAATGAAATGATAACTCATAAGAATCATTTATCTTACACTGACCATACTGTAAATGAACAGGTTATTGTTGGTCAGTACGCAAACATGGAAACAATATTCTTAATAGGAAAGGAAAGAGGAAAGGCAATAGATGAAGCTCCTAGCTGTTTAGATGAATTCTTTGAGGATGCTCCTGAGAAAACAACTGAAAAAAATATTAAGTTTATGATTGTTTGTAATGAAGGTAGACCATCAAGATATAAAGATTTAAAAAAATATATTTTAGATAATGTTGATGATGTAGACATATATGGAAAGTGGGACGATGAGATATTACAAAATGATGAAAGATTTAAAGGTCCAAAAAAGTTTAATGAATTACAAGCAATGCTACCCAATGTAAAGTATACTTTTTGTATACCAATCAAAAAAGGTTGGTGTACAGCTAAGTTCTGGGAAATGGCACATTATGGCATAATACCATTCTTACATCCAACTTATGATGAACAAAATAATTTAAATTGTCCACATATGTTAAGGATAAAAGATTCTAAAGATTTATTTGATAAAATAAATAAATTAGAAAATGATGAAGAATTATATAATGAGTTAAGAACTCAATTAGATAAAATGTTAAAAGATGAGTATTATGATGGTACTTTTTTAAGTGATAGGATAATGAATGAAGTCGATAGTATTTGATTTAGATGATACGATTTGTTTTACAAATCACCACGCAAGAGATACTGAAAGTAAGTATGGTAAGGCCATGCCTAACGATAAAGTAATCAAAAGAATGCGTGTTTTAAAAGAACATGGATTTCATATAACTATATTAACAGCTAGAAGAATGCTAACACATAATGGTGATTTAGAAAAAATAATAGCTGATGTAGGAAAAACAACAGAAGATTGGCTAGAAAAGCATAAAGTTCCTTATGATGAATTAGTGTTCGGTAAACCATATTGCACACACTATTATGTAGATGATAAGGCTATGGATTTAGACCGTTTTTATAATTGGATAGATAATGTCAAGTAAATTTAATTTAGTAATACCAGCAGCAGGTGATGCAACAAGACTAAGACCTCTATCGTCCGGCACGTCGAAAGTTATGGTACGTGTAAATGGCAAACCTTGCCTTGATTATATCATAGAGGCAGTCAACGGCAGTGTTGATGAAATAATCATAGTGGATGGAAAGTATTCTGACATAAGAGAATACTGTGCTGTCAGACATCCAAAGGTAAGGTTCGCCAATCAGCCATCTTTAGATGGACCAAGAGATGCAATATCAATAGGAATGAACAACTTAAGTAATCCACTTAATCCAGTTGTTGTGTGGTTAGGTGATGCTATCATATTAGAAAAAGATATGCCTTTAGGTACAAACTTTTTACTTACTAAAGAAGTTGACAATCAATCAGCCTGGTGTATGTGGGATGGTAATAATTATTATAATAAACCAGACAAACCTATACAAGGAGCCAATGCTTTAGTTGGATTATATTCTTTTGAAGAAGGATTAAGAGCTAAGCAAGCTTTTAATCAGACTCAGTCTTATGATATATCTGGAGCACTAGAACTTTATGGAAACTTTAAAGAAATAATTACCAGAGAATGGTATGATATAGGTGACTTACCTACATATTATAAAACATGTGCATCATTACTTAACAGAAAAGCAAGAGCATTCAATAACTTAAAGTTTGATTCTGACTTAGGTACAATAACTAAAGTACCAGATTTCCATGATGAACATTCAAGAAAAACACTAGAACATGAAAAGTGGTGGTATGAATCTTTAACACCAGAGCAGTCAATGTTTGCACCAAGAATATTATCTCACCCAACACAATTAATTATGTCTTATGAGAGTGGTACTTTACTAAGTGATTTAATGTTATATGAAAATATGCCCGACTCACATTGGGATTATATTATGGATAGAGTATTTAACATTAAGCTCAAGTATTTTAATTTTGCATGTGAAGATAGAGATGACCTTATAACATTTAGTAAATATTCAGAAGAAATGTGGATTGGTAAATCTGAAGATAGATTAGCAACCACAAATTATTTTAGCGATGAAAATGTAAAAAAGATAATCCAACTTGCTTATGATGTACAAAGACAAACATCACCAATTCAAGGTATGCACGGCGACTTACACTTTGCAAATATTTTATATAATCAACAAACTGACCAGTTTAAATTCCTCGACCCTCGTGGCCAATATGGACCAAGAGGAGGAACATTCGGAGATGATATATATGATTGGTCTAAGTTAGCACATGATTGTTATTATGGATATAATGCTATTGTTGCAGATGTACCAGAAAATGAATATGTAAAAGAATTGTTTATAAAGAAACTAAAGGAACATAATCTACCAGTAGAAACAATATTAAAAGGTGGATTGCTCTTGTTAGCAACATGTATTCCTTTACATTATGATGATAAGCAAAGACAAAAAAGAATGATTGAAAAAGTGGAGAATAATTTATGATTAGTTATGGTTCTATAGTACCTTTGATAGGTGGAGAAAGTTTAGGTATACAAGAATCCCTAGGTGGGACAACACCTGAGTGGGTATTATCTTATAAAGATTTTGAAGCAAACGATGCTCACTATATAAACTATCTACGTAAAAAAGGTTGGGAAGGTGATTATGTTTTCCTAGATGAAAATAAAAAATATAAAGCCAAAAAGGTAGATGTAGTAAATACAGTTTGTCCTTGTGCAGGTCTATCAACTCTAAGTGCAGGCTCTAGTGGTTCTAATCCTGTAAATAATTGGATGTATGAAACTGCAGAATATGTATTAGGAACATTAAAGCCTAAAGTATTTTGGGGAGAGAATGCACCAAGACTAGCTCAAAAAACTGGTATTCCTGTAGTTAAAAAACTTAGAGAAATAGGTAAAGAAAATGGATATTCATTATCTATTTACAAAACTAAATCTTTAGTACAAGGATTCTCACAAATCAGAGATAGAACATTTTACTTTTTTTGGAAAGGAGATAAGGTACCATTATTCAATTATATTGGAAGACCTAATCAAAAGATTGAAGATTTAATAACATCAGTACCAAGGAATCCTAAGGATCCTATGAATGTACTTTTGAATAAAGATAAGCCATCAGACTTTCCATTATACAAATATATTTTAGAAGTTATTCATGATGGTATATCTCATAAAGAATTTATAGAACAACTAGATAAATCAATTAATGCATTTGAATACATTGAAAAGCACGATTCATTTGATAATCTATTACCATGGCTTAAGGAAAGAGAGCATACAAGATGTTATGGTATGATAGACAGAATGAACACTAAGCTAAAAGCCGGATTAAATGTAATGAGAAGAACAACTACATTTCCTAAAGATTACATAGGTGCCTTTGTAGGTCATTTACCAAAATTACTTACCCACCCTGTGGAAGATAGATATCTTACAGTAAGAGAAGCTATGGAGATAATGTACTTGCCTAGAGATATGGATTTACTGAATGTATCACAGTATAATCATATATGTCAAAATGTTCCACTAAAGTCTGCCAAGGATATGATGGACCAAGTAAAAAAATATTTTGATAACCAATTAGATTTAATTGATACACCTTACTTATTACAAGATAATAAAAGAAGAGTATATGAATATGAAAAAAATTGTTTACAACTTGATGAATTTATGGTATAATATACAATTAATATGCCAAGTATAGATTTAAGACCAAAGAAAAGACATCCTAAGGACAGAAGGCCAGCTAAGCCTATGCCCTTTGATGTTGCTTTACGAAAGTTTAGAAAAGCCTGTGAAAGAGCAGGAATAGTACAAGAAGTACGTAAAAGAGAATTTTATGAAAAGCCAAACCAAAAGCGTAAGCGTAAAAAGGCTGAAGCTAGAGCAAGGCATCTTAAAAAACTAAGAATAGAAAAACAACAAAATTTACCACCGAGAGGTTATGGAGGAAAAAGATAATGTCAATAATGGATAAACTAAAAAAGAATAGCAAGATTAAAAGTACTGATGTACTAGCTGACTCTCCGCTGTTCGCAGAGAAGGATATGATTCCTACAGATGTACCAATGGTTAATGTAGCTCTATCTGGTGATATGGACGGAGGTCTATCATCTGGGCTAACAGTATTAGCTGGACCATCTAAACACTTTAAGACAAGTTTTGCATTACTTATGGGTGCAGCTTATCTTAATAAGTATGAAGATGCTGTAATGTTATTTTATGATTCAGAATTTGGTTCACCACAAAAGTATTTTGAGTCTTTTGGTATTGACACAAACAGAGTATTACATACACCAATCACAGATGTTGAACAATTAAAATTTGATTTAGTCGGTCAATTAGAAAATATTGAGAGAGGAGATAAGGTTGTCATAGTTATTGATTCTATAGGTAATTTAGCTTCTAAGAAAGAATTAGAAGATGCACTCAATGAAAAGTCAGTTGCTGATATGTCAAGAGCAAAAGCTTTAAAGGGACTGTTCCGAATGGTCACTCCTTATCTTACTATGAAGAACGTCCCTTTACTTGCTGTTAATCATACTTATCAAGAGATTGGATTATTTCCTAAAGCCATTGTGTCGGGTGGTACAGGTATTTATTACTCAGCCGATAATATATGGATTATTGGAAGAAGACAACAGAAAAAAGGTACTGATGTAACCGGTTATCATTTTATTGTTAATGTAGAGAAATCAAGATTTGTAAAAGAAAAATCTAAAATCCCAGTTGAGGTTACTTGGGAAGGTGGTATTGCTACCTATGGTGGATTACTTGATGTTGCTCTAGCCGGTGGATATGTAACCAAACCAACAATAGGATGGTATGCTAGAGTTGATAAAGATACTGGTGCAATTGAAGATGGTAAGGTAAGAGAAAAGGATACTAAGACTAAAAAGTTTTGGGAACCAATCTTTAATGAAACTGATTTTAAAGAGTTTGTAAAAACATACTATTCCATAGGACATAGACCATTACTTGATATCGATTTAGATATTCCGATGGAAGGTGAGTAATGTTTGATATTAGTGAAAAGGATTATTCAATTATGGAAAATCCAAACAGTGCTTTTCATGCAGTTAAATTAAAAACAGGACAATGGAAAGGCGTCATGGTTACTTATGGCCAGGTAGGTGTAAAGGAAAGCCCAGAGTTAGATATTGCAACATTAAGCTTTAACTATCATGTAAATGACCCAGGTGAATTTAATGTAGATGAATTAAATGAAGATGAAGCATTTAAAAATTATCTAGGTGCAGTACTACAATATATAATAACAGATTCCCTTGAATGGGGTGAACAGAATAACATAGCGAGGATAGGAATTGGAAATAACGAACCAACTACAGACACATATACTGAATCATCTTCTGAATAATGAAGAGTATTGCAGACGTGTCATACCATATTTAAAGAAAGAATATTTTGAAGGTCCACATAATACTGTATTTGACCTTATAGTTGGATTTGTAAGTAAGCATAATAAATTACCTACATCTAAAGTACTTAACCTAGAGCTTAAAAAATTAAATCAACCGGCTGAAGTCTTACAACCAATATCAGCTCTTATAGCTGAAATAGAAAGTAAGTCTGATATTGATACAAATTACCTAATAACTGAATCAGAGAATTGGTGTAGGGAAAGGTCAGTATATCTTGCAATCATGGACTCTATACAAATTATTGATGGTAAAGATACAACTAGAAGTGAAGGTGCAATCCCTGACATATTATCCAAAGCATTAGGTGTATCATTTGACCAAGCTATCGGTCATGATTATATTGATAACTCTGAAGAAAGATTTGATTTTTATAATCATACAGAGGACCGTATTCCATTTGATTTGGATTATTTTAATAAAATTACAAAAGGTGGATTACCAAACAAAACATTAAACATTGCTCTTGCAGGAACTGGTGTAGGTAAATCATTATTTATGTGTCATTGTGCTGCATCAGTTCTACAGCAAGGAAAAAATGTTTTATACATTACATTAGAAATGGCAGAAGAAAGAATAGCAGAAAGAATAGATGCTAATCTTATGAACTTACCAATACAACAATTATCAACTTTACCTAAAGATGTATTTAATGATAAGATTGGTAAGATAGCAAAGTCGTCTGTAGGTAAGTTAATAGTAAAAGAATATCCTACGGGTGCTGCTCACACAGGACACTTCAGGGCTCTACTTAATGAGTTAAAACTTAAAAAGGATTTTAATCCTGATATAATTTATATTGATTATTTAAATATTTGTTCATCTAGCCGTATGCGTGGTCTAGGTGGAAGTATAAATAGTTATTCGTATATTAAAGCTATAGCGGAAGAACTTCGTGGATTAGCTGTGGAATTCAATGTTCCTATAGTATCGGCAACACAGACTACAAGGTCTGGGTATAGTAATACCGATGTCGGTCTAGAAGATACATCTGAATCATTTGGTTTGCCAGCAACTGCTGACCTTATGTTCGCTCTTATTACAACAGAAGAACTTGAGGAACTAGGGCAGATGTTAGTAAAACAATTGAAAAACCGTTATAATGATCCGACCAAGTACAGAAGATTTGTAATTGGAATCGATCGCTCCCGTATGAAACTATATGATGTTGAGGAATCAGCGCAATCTGATATTATGTCAGATATGGCTCCAGATAAGCCAGTGAGTACATGGGGAGATAACGAAACAAAAGATACTTTTGCAGACTTTAAAGTATAGGAGAAAAATATATGTTAGATACAGCAAGAGATTGGATTATGGATAGATGGTCTGAAAGGACTACTTGGGATGGTGGTGTAATCATCGCTGTCAGTTTGTCAATAATTCTTTTCGGTGGACTAGTAAAGTGGTTAGCATGGGTCGCTCTGGCTTATGGTATATACACCTTTGTCAAATCTGAACTTGACTAATACAGAATGTGGGGAGTTTCGGCTCCCCTTTTCTTTTAATGTTACAATTGTGTAAATTATGAAAATATTCCTTTACATTTGTAGAACAACGTGGTATAATAGATAGTATAAATTAATGATAAGGAGTAAATATGTTAAATAAAACATTAATCAAAGAAATCTCAAAAATCAGTAATTCCACTGATATGAATGAGTTAATCAAATTGGTCAAAGCTCAAAGAAGCATAGTACAATCATCCGAAGCTATCCAAGCTAGAGCAACCTTTTCAAAAGGTGATAAAGTTAGTTTTACAGCGTCTAGAACAGGTGTGACTAAAACTGGTATTTTAACAAAAGTTAAAATCAAAAGAGCTTTAGTCATGGTTGAAGGTGAAGGAAACTGGGATGTTCCTTTATCAATGTTGGAGGTTGCATAATGGGTTTTGTAGATTATGAAAATCTAACTGAAGAGCAACAAGCTCATCAAGATGCAACTTGGGATTATCAACAACAGTTGGAAGAAGAAGCCCAAAGAAAAGAAAACGAGTGTGTATGTGGAACTATAAACTGTTCTACAGAATACTTATGTTATACAAGTGGATATTAATATAATGAAAGAAAGATATAGTGAAAATTATGTAATGACAGCTTACACAAAAAGTGCAGGCGATATGCTAGAACTCGAAAGAATTCGTAAAGCTGTTAGAGTAATAAATAAAGAACTGAGGGTCAGGAGCTACAACAGCTCCCTAGGGAGTACTCAGTTCCGTGTTAAGTGTCAGGGTAGAGGACCTCGTAGTAGAGCTGCTTTACGTGATGGTAGGCATCCTAGGAGTTACGACCAATCCTTACCTCTTAGACATGCTGTTGCACTTGACGTTTATATATACCAGACTTAATTTAAATAATAGGGGCTTAGAGCTCGGGCAAGGGAAGGAACGACCAATTCAAAAAAGAACACGTTATTTTAGCTTTTAATTGTTAACTGTTCCTTACCCCGCCAGATTTTTATGGATATATTATGAAAAAGAAAAACGGAATTAATTCATTTAAAGTAAAAGCATTCGATGGAAAAGGTAAAGTTGTTGCTGAATATCTTTTTGCATCAATGAAAGAAGCTATTAAATTTGAATGTCACATGAGAAATCAAAAGTATAAAACCTTAATGGAAAGGATATTAGTTTGATTATAGAATTTACTATATTTGTAGTATGTCTAGTTCTTTCATCATACCAATCATATAAGATTGGAGTAAGAAATGCTACTGAAATTACACTAGACAAATTACGAGAAAATAAAATTATTACTATTGATGATAAAGGAAATATAGTACCTAATCCATTCTTTGATGCATAAAAGCTATATACTTTTTTTTATTTCTGTTGTATAATAGGTATTAAAAAAGTATAAATAGAATTATGCAATTTAAAGATTATCTAAATTTAAGTAAAGAATCTCTAATATCAGAGGGTACAGCTCTTACACCAGCAAATCTTGGTGAAAAAAATTCAAAAACCGGCGAGGAAAGGATTGATATCCTCAGAGACTTAGTCAGAGGTAGTAAACCTTTACAATTAAAAAAAGGTGGTTCGGTTGTTGTAGTCAATATAGATGATGCTCTTCATCATATTAAAAATTTCAAAAAAAATAATAATCATTATGGAAGACAAGGATTTCCACTAGAAACTAATGGTGGTACCATAATGTCTAATGATTTGTTAAAATCAAAAGTATTTGGTGGACAAGTCGGTGGTGCAGGCGGAGGTAGTACAGATACTAGAAGAAATGAATCTCATAATGCTGTAATGCTTCATGCAATGTTAGAACACGGCCATAAAAACCCTTTAGAGTTTTTTACCAATGATATACTAAAGGCTGCATATAAGTCTGCTGATGTTGATGCTAAATGGAATGAAATAGAAAGTATGCCAGATGAATGGATGCTATCATCATATAATATATCAAAAGAATTAATTCAATTAGGATATGTAAAAAAAGGTCATACTATTCATAGGGGCAGTAAAACCATGAATGCTATATATAAGAAAAAGAATGAAGCATATGCTAAAATGGGAAGTAAAGCTCTTAAAGATGATAAGTGGAATCCTGGTGATGTATGGGCTGTAAGTAAAGGATTTGATATTAGTTCATGGAATTCAAATACAATAGATGAACTTAACGTTGATATATTAAAATCTTTCCTAGATAGAACATGTGTAGCCATATCTTTAAAAGGTCCAATGACAAAAGATGTTCCTATTGCTGAATATAATATTGACCAATCCATACTGAAAGAATATAAGTTTGTTGATTTTAGATTAGAATCAAAAGGTGGAAACTACTGGTCATCTAAAATGGGACACCTTGATTTTTCTGGTGGAACTTTAGATATAAAAGACGGTAAACATTTTGGTTCTATCAAAGCTGAAAAGAAAGGAAAGAAAGCAAGAGGTGGTGGTATAGGTTGGTCAGAGATGAGTGGATATCTTGGAAGATATGGCCGTAAGTTTGAGCTCAAGCCAATATCACGACATGCGAAACCTTTAGCAAAAGCTATAGAGAAAAAACAAGATGAAAGGTCAATCAAAGAATTCTTTAAATACTATAACTATTTTTATAAGAATGATAAGTATGAAACTTTTAAAGAAAATCTTATAAAAATGCCAGGTCATTGGATATCAGCTAAGTTTGCTATTACACAGCTAGGATATCATATAAATCACATACCTAGGAATAAATTGCATGAGCTTACAACAAATTTTGTTAACTATGCTGGTTCAGAAGTAGCTGAATCTAGTGCTTACGTTAAGGCAGGAAAATGATTAGATTCAAAACATATATAGAAGAAAAAGGAAAAGGTCTCTGGCATAACATACATCAGAAAAGAAAGCGTGGAGAAAAGATGCGAAAGAAAGGTGAAAAAGGTGCACCTACTCAACAAGCTATGGACAGAGCTAAAGCAGCATCGGAAGCACGACTTGATGATAGGCCTGATAGTAAACTTAAGAATTTAGTTTTTAAAGACCAGGATGATTTAAAGCAGCCAGATTATGATAGCATGCAAATATGGAAAGATGGTTGGCAGAGAATAGTGCTACCATCACCACCTAGAGAAGATAGAGAATTAGATGCAGTAATAACAGCAGTTGATAATGCTACTGAACAACAAAAGATTGATTATAAGAACTGTGACCAGGATGCATCTTACTATATCAAAGAGTATATGAAAAAGAACAATTTAGATTTTACTGAAAGTGTTATGGAGTATATAGAGAAACAATGCTCACCTATTATAAGACATTATAAGAATGCTTTTAACAGACCAAGACCATACCAAGTTGCAGATTTATATAATAAAAAATTAAATAGGTATGTATCTAACACTGCAAAGACTCCAGC